GGGATAGGCATTCGATGGCGTGTTTACACGTCTAGGCGAGCGGATCACCAGATCCATAAAATGGTACCAGCGCCACTGCCCCACTTTGTTCCAACAGTTCCCGATCAAGGGCGCTGTCACATAAAGTTTGCCCCCTCACATAGAGGGGGCATGAGTCCGTTTTTAGCTATTGGACGCCTACTCTATGTTGAGAAGGCGGGACCCCTGTTTAGCTGTTGAGTATGAGAGGAAAGTACTATGGAAGACGCACAGAAGGATACGGAAGCGCAGGAAGTACCTACAGGTATGCGAGTACTGGAAACAAGGGTTGAAGGAGAGAGTCTCTATATCGAGCTGGCTTCTGATAACCGGGAAGAGCTTGTGAGTAAGGGCCGTACGTTTGCAATGAACGTAGCAAACACCGATCACGAGTTTAGCGCCTGGGCACGTGCTGGTGTAGAGAAGGTGAGCAGCCCTGTTGCTTTCGATCCGATGGACCCAAACAACGATCCGTACGATCAAGATGCCAACGAGCCTGAGACCACGTGGCAGTATCGTCAGACACTCAGGCTGACACGGTCGCCTGTATGAGCCAGCGGTACTTCTATACCAAGGTAGACATGAGGAGCCGATCAGAGATGGTCGGCTTTCTCATTAACCACGACAAATACTCTACTATGAACAGCTGGAACCACGGCAAGTCATTCTCCAACTGTATTAAGGTGCACCACCTGGACCTACCTGCCGATGTGCAGGACGTAATGTTTGATGCAACACAAGACGAGCTCATGTACGAGGATCTCAAGCTCGTGATCGAGGACTTTGAGGAAGACTACAACCACAACTTCACGATGGGCCATAACGGCCGGAGTGGTGGTTATCTGGTACTGTACAAAATGGCGGCGAAGGACACGGGGTACAAAAGTCAGTGCAGCGGCTGTCACAGGTGCAGCAAGAACAAAGTGGACCCTGCAAGAGAGCCTTTTGGTATCTGTAGCAACTGTGGGCAGCCGAGAGTAACCAACCTCAAGAAGCCGATATTCCGGTATCACGCAACTGGCCAAGGGTACGGCGAGGACTACAGATACGAAGAAGAGTACCTGATGGACAAGGACGAGTGGGACATGTCGTCACTGAGGGATGAGGTAAAGTTTATCAAGGACTTCGATGAGGCTTGTAGCAATTACGTGGAAGCGTTCGTTGGGTGGTGCAGGGAGAACCTCATCCAGCCTGTTGCAATTTCTGCATGACATCTTGCTGGGCGTTTTGTAACGGGAGGGTTGAGACTTCCTTGAGTAGATCTTGCAGGCGCATCTGTACGTTGGACTCAATGTCAAGTTTGGCATTAGTCTGTTTATCGTAAGCGGCCTCAAACATATCAGGATCATCAATGAAAGCAGTATCAAGATCAAGTACAGGGTTAGTGGACTCATACGCTGCGAAGCCCAGCATCTTAGGTGGTTCAAGTATACCATTCTCCGTGAGTATCAATCCTGTGTAACGTTCAACCTCATTGGAGAATTCTCCATTGGGGTGCTCCTCGTCGAAGGGATCGTTGAGGAGGACCTCAGTTACACCCCATGCAAGCTCGAACGGAGTATTCGGGGTCCACACACCAAAGTCATGCTCATCGTTAGATAACGAGTCACAAGTAGCAGTGAATATTTCAAGAGAGACATAGAACTGGTTGGTAGTCATTGCTGTGATCAGCGCCCAGATCTTGTCCTGGTTCAGCTGCGGCACAGATGCAGTAAAGGTATCAGATATTTCCATACGTAACGTTTCAGGTTCCCAGGCAAACATTTCAGTACCGAACGAATCTAAAAGAATAGCGAGCAGTACGGTTCCGTACGACTGCTCGCTTTCTAGTTTATTCTTTAGGACATGCTTGGACTGGGTTGCTATAGGCATTATACAGAAGCCATCGCACGATCAAAAAGTGCAGCCTCATCACGGGGCATAGTAGGAAGTACGTCAGCAATCTTGCTGAGGTCAACACTACCGTCACCACGGACAACGTCACCATAGAAGTCGTTACCGAACACCTTGAGGGCTTCAGCTGCTTTACTGAGCTGGTCAAGGCTGTAGGCGTTGCCAGTAATCATCTGAACAGTGCTGCTCTTAATGTGTGATGCAGTCTTTTCAGTAAAGGCACCGAAGAACACATCTTCTGGAAACTCGAAGTTTGTTCCATAGAGTTCTGTGATCTTCAGTTCACGGTCAACAGTGTCAACAATCTCTGCAACCTTAACCATGTCTTCAGGAGCCAGCCTGGTAGAGTTTTCTACATCGCTGGACAAGTTGGCCATGGACTTGGCTAGAGGAGAACGCATGCCGGAAGCATACGCAACACGCCGGTTAATCTCGTTTACAGCGGCAGTCTTATCACAGAGACCAAATGCAGCCATCCGGTGTAGCTCTTCCGGAAGGTCTATAGTCGCAAAGCCATGAGCAACAGCAGCCTTCATAATACTGGTTGCTGCCTGCTTGCGCATTTCGTACGGGAAGTTGCCACGGCAATCAATCAGGTCGTTGGCAGATCGTACGGTGTTAGCAGGTGTATCAATGGGGAAGAAGTTGGAGCTGCCGGCGGACAATGCGTAATTGTCACTGGAAGCTTGCTTCTCTGCGGTAGGCACGTAAGCGGCGTCGATCTGACGCAGCTCTGTACGAATACCCCATATTTCCGCAGCGCTCTCAAACTTACTGAGAATACGAGCCTGCGCTTCTTTGGTGAACTTATCCTGCTGGTCACGGTAGTAAGCATAGGACAAGAACGCCGAAGCTTTTGTATGCATTGGGAACTTCTTGCCGATTACGTCGGCGAAGGCAGATGACGGTAACGCCGCTGTTTCAACGCAGCCGTCAGTGCTCGCTTCCTTGACAAAGGCAGGGAGTTCAGGTAAGCTATTAGTAAGTCGTGCAAAATGCACAAATCCACGGTCTGATGGGAGGTCAACGATTGTCATGATTAGTGCTCCTAAGCTACTGACGGAGTATGTATCTACTGACAGTATTGTACCTGTCGAAAAAGCCCCTGTCAAGCTACTTCCAGCTACTATACCCTGCCCAAACCCTTCTTGTGGTTCCGTTAATGGCTTTACGCTGTATAAAGACACAGCCACAGCCTCCGGAGATTGCGTGTGGGGTTTCTGTACACGATGTGCCACCACTGGTGACATAATTGACCTATATATGCAGAAAACAAGCGAAGTTACGTCAGTATCCACCATTCGTCGGTTACTCGACGACGGGTGGATGGAGGTGGATATAGACACCACTGACACTATGGCACTCGCATACGATCTGCATAGACAGCTCAGACAAAGCGTTGAAGATTTTTGGGAAAAAGCGCAGGATAATATGCAGTATCTGCCAACAACGCACCAGGTGCTGGAAAACAACGGGCTCCAAGACAACCACAGTTTCAAATTCCTTGGCTCAGTAAGCAAGGAGGAACTGGATGCTGTTTTTAAGAGAAACGAAGTCAAAACAAGTGGTAAGATACTGGTAGTTCCATTCAGTGACCTGCCAGGACGTATCTCGATGTTCCGTATGTATTACATACACGCCAATACCAAGAAGTCCTGCGACATACAGGCACCGGGCTCTGACGAATCCGGAATCTTCATGTTGAACTCAGTTTTACCTGGGTGTGACATGGCGCTTGCTGTAGACGATCCTTTGACAGCATTCAAAGTACAGAATCATTGTATGTTATCAGGTTCGATACCATTCCCTGTGATAGCGTACACGGAAAAGACAACTTCATGGGCTGCACTACTCGCCAAGAAGGTTGTGTTCTGGGTAACAGGGTACGGCGTAGACGTATTCAAAGTGGCTAGACACGCTCCAAACGCACACCTATCCGTAGCGTCAGTTGCTATTGATCGCATACGTTACATGCGCAGCCTATCGATAAAGCAGTGGACTGGTGAAATAACTGGCAGCGCAATTCCTTGGACTGATGCACTAGCTGCATGGCTGTGCCAGATATCGAAGGATGAAGCTACTATGGCTGTGCGTGAGTTGGAGTTGACAGCTAAGCATCAGCAGGATGTACTTGAGGCCGCATCAGATACACAGTCACGCATACTGCTGAAGGAACTCTTTCATTCTATTGCTAACTCTCGTGAAGTCCCTGTAAACAATGACACCGTTGTAGAACGTGGCGGTGGTTGGTACTTCACGTCACACTGCAGGCGTAAGCCAAAACTGGTAAGTGATACCATGATTAAGATGACAGGCACCGTGCGTCTTTCTGGTGCGGGCAACTACTACACCGGTGTCATTGAGCGGCGTGGCACCAAGCGCAGGTTTTACGCTCTTATGGACATGAGTGACAAGTCGAATAAGAAGTGGCTTGAAAACTTCTGCCTTGCTAACGATCTCGGGTGCCCTGAGATAGGTCAAGGGTGGGGCGGCCGGCTATTCGCTATAGCACGTGCGTTTGCTGGTGAGCTTGCCAACGAGACCAGGGAGGGCAAGGTTGGTTGGTCTAAGGACCTGATATCCTTTAACTTACCGCAGCGTGTGGTGAGTGGTGGTAGGATAGAAGTTGAGATCGGTGTACCTGTAGAAAGCTACCCATGTCAACATGTAACGGGCGGCAGCCTTACAGCTGAAATGCTCAGAGTACTTCTTGAGAACACAAAGACCAACGCTCAGTTCTGGGCTTTATTTGCGTGCACCATGATGAACACAGCAGCTCCGTTTTTCGGTATACGTAAGAAGAAGATAGGCGCCATCGGCCAGAGCAACTTTGCGTATGCGTTTGCTAACGCTATGGATTTCGGTACGGTACAAGTTACTAAGCGCAATTACAATACGCAGCCGATGCAGCACGACATACCGCTTAACATGCTGTTCGAGCACGTTAAGTTCAAAGAGATAGCCAGATGGTTAAATGACCCAGAGGAGAAGAACATACTTATGGGTGTAGATCATCTGCAAGCTTCCCAGATAGCTGATGACGACTGGGTGTTCGTACGCACAGATGACTTCAGTAAGATGCATAACGTGACAGCGGCGTACGATCTCATACCGCACGCCGTGCGATTTGTACAGACCGACAAGCAAAAGGTCAGCTCGTTTGTTCCGGACATATTCTTACATCGGTTCCGTCAATACCTGTGCACTAACTTCTTTGATGAAGAAGAAGTAGACTTCACAGTAATGGACGAGGCTACAAAGCTCATATCACTGCAGTCACCGATGGGTACTACATATGGTCAGTCTTTTCTGTATGGTATATTCTTCTTGCTTCAGAACGGGCAAGCTGGTATGAGTAGGACAGCCGGACCACAGACAGTGGTTATCAGCGCTGACACAGTAACAATTCCAAAGATAATAGTTAACAAGGTGGTACTCGATGGATGCACAGGACGCATAGGCAAGAGTCTAATGGAGGAACCTTCCGGGTTCTCGCCTGACTACGCTGCCTGGAACATTTCAACCGAGTACTGGGACGACACGTTTGCTCGCTTTCAGAAGGAGCATATCTTTTAGGTGGAGAACAACATGAAGAAGGTCACGATCTGTGTCCTATTGTACGGCGACTATGAAGATCTTGCTCGCCGTTGCATCGATTCCATTATTGAAAACTGTGATAGAGACATGTACGAACTGCGGGTGGGTTGTAATGCCTGCGGTGTCAATACGCTTGCGTACGTAGTAGGGCTAGCCAGCAAGGAGCTCATTGACGCTGTATACATATCATCAGATAATATTAACAAGAGTCCGATGATGCGCCGCATGTACAAGGACATCAACACGGAGTGGATCTGGTGGTTTGACGACGACTCGTTTATCGATAAGCCTGACGCCTTTGACCACTGGCTCAATGAGATTGACAGGCACAGCACCGAGGCGAAGCCACCGGTACTATACGGTAAGGTATTCTTCTTTGGTCAGCATAGTGACTTTGACTACGGTCTGAATATCGTTAACTGGATCAAGAAGCAGCGTTGGTTCCGTGATAAGCCTGTGCCGTGTGGTGGTCACGGCTACGAGAAGGACTTCAACATAGATGGTAACGATACCAGATTCTTCTTTGTTACAGGCGGTGTGCATATGGTCCGCACTGATTTCATCAACATGATCAACTGGCCTACCTCAACGCTCATCAAGCGTAATGACGACGTCATACTCTGCTGCGCTGTACGTCAGAACGAGCATTCGTTTATCGACCTGGATTACGGTGTGCAGATCAACCAGCATGAGCGCCGTGGTATTGGTGAAGACAAAGAGACAATGGAGGAGCAGCTTAAATCATGAACCTGACCTGTATTACAGTGTGCGTTAATTACTCAGACTATCTGGAACGCACAATGTACTGGAACGTCGGTCATTTTGACGAACATGTGATTGTCACTTCTCACCGTGACACAGACACAGCGGACGTGGCCTACGGATACGGTATCGACGTACACAAGACATCAGCGTTCTACCACAACGACGATCCTTTCAATAAGGCACGTGCGTTGAACGAGGCTATAAACACACGGGCACCTGATGGATGGGTGCTGCTCATGGACGCCGACATACTGCTTCCGCTTAACTTCGGTGAGATGATACGCAAAGAACGGTTGGAGCCAGAGAAGCTGTACTACACTCATCGTGGCACTATCTACAGGAGCAGAATTGGCACTGAGCTGGAGTTGCTCAAGCTGGAACCAAGCCGTAGACGGCTGTATAGTATTCTGAACCCCGGCATCGACACGATGCCGTGGGGATACTTCCAGCTGGTAAACGCAAAGTGTTCCAAGCTGGCACACCTTGACAACTGGATGACAACGCACCATCGCAACGCCAGCGAGTACGATACTGATTTTATGAATAAGTGGCCACGTAATCACCATTCATTACTTCCGCAGCCGGAGTATAGGGTGCTGCACATGGGGCACGGTCCTCGTGGCAAGAATTGGAAGGGAAGAGTTACGGAGGAGCTGGATGCATGACATAAGATTCATACTGCCTATAACGCTGAAAGGTAAGTACTTCCAGCGCATGCAGGACATGAAGCGCTATGGGTTTCTTAATATCGGACCCTACAACGTTAAGATCACATTGCTTGTTGAACAGCACAACCCAGCGTCGATTGATTGGAAGGAAGTGCAGCAAGGTTGGCCTGCGGAGGTAGAGATACTCGATGTTCCGTACACGAACGTACAGCACAAGTTTGCGTGTTTCTACCTCAACGACTTTAACAATGCGCAGAGTGCAGCCACGTGGACAGCGAGGATAGACGACGATAGCTCAACCGACGTCGGAGCACTTATGGGTTATCTATCCGAGTTCAACCCTAATGACCCGCACCACCTCATTGCACAGCAGTGCGGCGATATCCACAACCTGCAGCCGGCGTACTATCCATTGTTAGAGAAGTACGGCATCACTAGGCGGATGACGGATAAGTGGAACCACTCCTGGGAAATATCTATTGATTCTCAGGAAGCAATAAACAGGTTCTCTCGTAACTTGCAAGTACGTGCGCTCTACAGAGATGTTATCAAAATGTCCCCGGACGAGTTTTGGTGGGCTGACCAGATATACTGCTATGCGATGCGTATGGCTGGTGTCTGGCCAACAGTGACTAACTTCTTGTCGAAGGATGCCAACATAAGGAACTTCACGTTTACTGGTGGTAAGTTTGCTCACATTCATTACGTTGCCAACGATTTGGATGAACGCAGTGAGTTTGTGCACAAACGTGGGGTATGGTCAGAATTTAAGAGCAGTGTGGATAAGGTGTTACACAATGGACTATGACGAGTGGATTGGCGAAGTTGAGGATAAACTTAAAGAGGAATGCGGGATAGGGACTAATGATTGCGCTGACGACGAGCGACTTATGGCCGCCTACACCGCCGGTAATACTCCGGAAGTGTTCGTTGACTGGACTATCGAGAAGTACGGACTGGATCGTCGTTCGGCGCTAATGCTATAGTACCTCGTAGCCGTCCTCATCGAGGTCGGCCATCTCCCAGTCAGCCTGAGTTGGGTTTGGTGCAAGTGCACTAACCTGTTGCTCGTTCAGTTCAAAGCGAGCTTGATCAACACGTTGTAGAAGGTCTGGATACTTATCCTGCTTATGGAAGGCACACATACAGGCGAAGTTAACTGCGTGGGCAAAGTCGTCTGAGGAGTTCTCAGCACGAGTGATAAGATATAGATCGCCTGCCCTCTTGGTCTCGTTCTTTTCTTCTACGAGAGCAAGGAAGTCAGAGATCAGCTCGTGGCAGGTCTCCCATCTCGGAAACAGCATCCAGTCAGACTTGATCATATTGGACATGAGAGCCAGCGACCGAGCTTTGTCCAGAGAGTAGTAGGCTTTAGGCTGGATTTCGGTACCGGGGTGGAAGGTGATAGGGTTATTCGCCCAAGCACGGACGTAGACGAATGGCATGACCTTTTGCATAGGGAACCTGCTATTTGATAGGAGCACGTCACGCATACCACCGCTGCCACCTGCGTCGTGGGCAAGCATATGGCAGGAGAAGTCGTTGAATATCTGGATTGCTCTAATAACTTCGGCTGCTTCATCGATGAGAGTTGACATGTTTTCACCATAGATTAACTCCATGTGGCCATCAGGACGCATGCCCATGACGGCGGCCTTAGTCATAGAAATACCGGTGGCACCACGACCACCCCAGTCGATGCCAAGTACAGTAAAGATATAATGTCGTGTTCGGCTCTTGGCATCTTCGTAATCCTTGAGGTTAGCCGGGATCTTACAAGCACTCTTCAGGTCAGTTTCTGTAACGAGCTTGGACCCTGTGTCGTAAGACTCTGCCATAATTTCGTTGTAAAGAATATAAGGAGCAACGTTACCTTTGACAGCATCAAGAATAATTTTCCAGTTACGCTTGTCTTCGTAATGGAAAGGCAGGATGAACTGAGGTACGTGGTAACCAGGGAACTCAACTCGTTTGTTACCATCAGTGTTCATGTGGTGCCAGTGACCGGAGTTTGCATCAAGTGGCCTACTGCATTTGGCGCACACGAGTCCTTCGATACCTATCATCTTTAATGCGTCTGCTTCTATATTTGGGTCATTCCAGTGACCGCAGCTGCAGGGTATCAACCACTCAGCACGGGAGGACTGCTTCCATAGTATCTCCATGGTGTTGTCGAAAGTTTTTGGTGTGCCGCTGAAGTCCTGCAGTCGGTATCGGGAGCGGCCCATTGTCTGTGCAATGATAGGAATGAAGTCTGGATCTATGTCCTGGCAGTTGTGTACGGCAACTCCGTTAACGAGTAGCGTGTGGTGGTTTTCAGTTTCTACATCCCACACTTCAGTCTCACCTACGTACTCTATAGACAAAATCTCTACAGGGGTGAGGTGGCTGTCTTCTTCTGCTGGCGAGAGAGAATTGAGACTAGCCTGTGCTTCTCCTTCTTGCAGCCAGTCTTCGAGCAGGCCACTGTCTGTGCAGCGTTCTTCCGGATTCTCCGCTGGATAGGGTCCCCGCAGAAGCTGCAGGATACCGTCTCGGTAGGTGTCGGGTTGGCTATCCTTTTCTTGGCTCGACGTTCTCTCTTCAGTTTGTTCTGTCGTGCACGATACTTCGGATCCTCCATATACTGCTGCATACTCTCTCTCTTCTTTCGCCGACTCTCTTCCAGGTTGGCGCAGTAACGTGCCCTGACCTTCTCGTTGATCTCGTCCTGCTTCCCGGGTTGAGCCCTGTACTTGTCGTTCAGGATCTTGTGGCGCTGCTTCTGGCATTCGGCCGAGCCGCAGACCGCCATGTGTTCGTCTTGACGAGGACCCATCGGCACGGGACTCCCGCAGAACTGGCAGTTCACCAGCTCTACCGGCCTCATGGTTATCTCGCCCTTGTACGCCATGCTTTCGTGGAGGTATGGCTTGATCATCGTTATGAATTCTCTCGTCGCCTCGGCGTTCATTGTGATGTACCAGCCGCCCTTTTTGGCCTTCTTCATATGGTTGTCGTGTTTCATCTGGGCGTGGATGCCGAGCCGAGCAAGACGGTTTATCAGTAGTTGTACACCCTTTTGGCTGAAGCTGTGGGTGCAGATCGTTGCTGATGTCTGTGACTTGCTGAGGTTGCCGTCGTCCATGAACATGTACGCCCAGCTCGTAGGAGTCAGCTGAGCTACCAGCTCCTTGGTAACCACCTTCTTGAGTCTCTTCGTCCTGCCGTCTATCCGGTAGAACAGAGGCAACAAGAAGTCGAATGCTGGGGAGTTCAGCGTGCTGAAAATACAGCTTTCGTGCCCCCAACCCCCGTTGGGTACTATCTTTGGTGGTACGTTGACATAATCCTTCAATAGGTGAGCCTTGTGGCGGCAGTATGCCTCCTGACAAGCTCCGTGTGTCATGTACAGCCGCCCCGACCAGCTGAGGTCCTTCTTCTGCGTCCACTGCATCGAGCCGTCCCCTAGCATCATGCCAAGGACTGCCTCCCTGAGTAACCCATTGACGGGGTTCAACTTTGTTACCTGTACGTCGTTCATAAGCATAATCCAGTATCTCCTGCAAATAAACCCAACCTCGGTCAGTACGTAGTCTTTCGTTAGCTGTGCACGTTAAGGTACGGCCGTCTACAAGAGTGATCTTCCACGAAGGTCTCAGCCCCTTGCATACAACATCCATGACCGTATCTGTAACTATACACTCTTGTTCGTTGAATGCAAGAAGTTTATTGCCTTTTTTAAGATTGTAGCCTATAAGTCGTTCACCATCAACGGTTTGTATCGATGAAAACTTGACGCTGCACTCGTCGATGTGCATACGGTCTATCGCCAAACCACGTATTCTGTTGCAGTCAAGGAATGCGAATGAGAAATGCATCATTGAGTTATTCTTGAACGTTTTTTGTAAAACATTGTTTGAGTAACCAATACCAGTTAACTCGGCACGGACAGGAGATTCATTTATGAGAGGGTTTACATAGTTAGTAGAAAAGCGGCGAGTCATTTCAAACTGAGGAGTAACAGTAAGTGTACTGAAGTACGGTAACACAGCAGTTAACATAATACTTTTGGCGGCCAAAGTTAGTGACTTACCAACCTGACGACCACACTTCCACACACTCATTGGGCTAAGGTCCATTTTGAAGGCAGGCTGCATCATCTTAGCCATGCCTTCAGGGAACGGGCGACCACGGAAGTACAGATATTGTCCAAGGGCCGGTAAGAATGATCTGGAGTGTGCTACCTGCGTTGCGATGGATGCACCTATTTGCTCTGCGTTTCTGGTAATTTCTACGGAATCGAAGTCACGAGCCTGGGTAAGGTACTCGTTTGCTTGTATAGGGTTCAATTGACTTATGCCCTTGCGCATTGTATAATCCTTTACAGATTAAGGAGGATATGCCATGAGCGACATGAAAGATGCACGAGAGTTTCTGAGCCGTAAAGACTTCAGAAATCGTTACCACCCCAATGCAATGTTCTCACGCCGTCTGCATTCGCACGACAGGCCAGTGCACACAGCAGAGAACGAACTTCCTCCAGATGAACCTTCTAAACAGTTTACTACTACTAGACGGCCATAGCAACTTCATTTTTGGTACGGTACAAAGGAAAACAGCATGAACGAAGAAAGAGTTAAGAAGAACGTGGGAGTAATTGAGAAGCACATGCAGGAGGTGCTTACCGAATGTCCGGAGATTCTTGACGTTGTTATTGCGTTGAACTGGGACCGTGATGAGATCAAGGACGATGAACTGCAGGTACCTGCGTCGATGTCGTTCACCTCCCGCAAGGACAACTCAGAGGTACACGTGCAGGCCGTACAGCTGGCACGGATACTTAGCGACACCGCACTCTCTATGCACGAGCGTGTGATCCAGGCCTTTCTTGAGGCGAACGCAACGCTCGCTGAGGACTTGGGTAAAGCGCAAGGGCGTGCGAAGCCACCAACCGATAACTAAGTAGAGCAGTAGTTGAGATAACCTTTGCGCCCCGGCATCGTGCCGGGGCTTTTTCATTTAAACAGAGAAACAGGAGCAGTAAAGATGGCTAAGGAAGATATTGTATCACAAGCTGGACAGGCAGAACAGATCACCATTACCGACTGGCGTAAGCGCATCGGTGCGTTCTTGAAGTATGGCAACCCATCTCAGAAGGCGCTCGTCTGTGAAGGCGAAGCTGGTTGTGGTAAGTCAGAGATCACCGTACAGACCTGTACAGAAGTTGTTGGTGCACCTCCTATCGTGGTTCCCGGTCTTGGAGCACAGCAGCAGGAAGAACTGCTTGCTGCAGTAAAGCTTGTCGAAGACGAGGATGGTAACGCCAAGTTGTTGCAGGGTGTTATAGATACACTCATACCTACGGAGAAACTGGCACAGGACCCACGTTACCAAGTCAACGGACGCACGTGTATTCCATGGATCATCGATGAAATCTGGACGGGTAACATGGCGCAGATGAATCAGGTTCGTGCCGCACTCACCTTCCGGCAGATCGGCGGCGTGCAGCTGCCAAACGGCGTGTTCATAATCGGTACCACAAATCCAGAGGACGTGTGTTACTCGTCACGTCGTTCTGTTGATGCTGCTGTCATGGACCGTGTTGAGACCTTCAAGGTGTTCATGACTTTTGAAGAGCACCAGACGTACCTGGCAAGTCAGGAAGAGGCCGGCAAGTATCCTGAGGCATGTCGTATGTTCCTGCGCATGGAAGAGAACAAGGACATCTGGAAGCTGGCTTCAGCTCGCTTCTGGCACATTCAGTTCGGCCAGACCTGGCAGGAGCTGGACCTTGATCCTGACATCGATGAGAGCCTGAAGATGAAACTCTTCACCGCTTCTATCGCTGATCACTTCCAAGGGTTGGCTAAGAAGGGCAAGCAGCGTGGCAGCAAGGATAAGCTCCCGCTGGCTGCTGATGCTCTCGTGGCTCGGTTCCAAAGCTACATCAAGCACGGTGACGATGTCAAATGGTACCCTATCTCTGCGAATAGAATCCTGAGGGCTGCTGATACTAAGAAGTCGGCTAAAGAGCAGGTTGATCTGTTCAAGTACTGGAATGAAGCAGACCAGCAGGGATTCATCGGAGTAACCGTGCAGGACCTCACTAACACGCTCATTAGTATTCCTGAGCTCACCAATGCGCAGTCTGCGCACATTGCAACGCTGCTTGAGCTCTCTGGCGCTACTCTGGTTACTGACTTGTGCCAGAAGGTGTTCAAGTCTAACGATGGTGTATACGAAGACCTGGAACGTGATCTGTCTGATACAAAGGTGTTCGAGCGTGTACGTCACGCCATCAATGAGCACGATAAGATGGTGACAGAGCTGCGGAGTGAGCAGAAGCGTCGTCGTGGTGGTAAGAAGAAGGCAGGTGACTTTAATGACTGAGCCAAAGAAGGACGTACTGACTGTTAACGTACGCAAGTGTTCTCGTTGCGGCGGCAATCATGATGGAATGCAGTTCACCAGGTTCACCATGATGCAGGACGACATACCGTACACTCACTGGGTTATGTGTCCGGAGGTTAATGAACCAATCATGTTGAAGATACATTCAACTGTGGAGGGTTCAGCATGAAAACGAAGAAGTTATGGGTGGCCACCGTGCAGATAGCGGTGGTTGCTGACAACGAAGGGCTTGCTACTGACAGGATAGCACAGATGCTTCTGAGTAACACAGGAGTCACCAGTGACATACCTGACTGGCAGTTCCTGGCGCTTGGTGGACAGCAGCTTTCACCAAGCAGGCTGTGTGATTACGACGAGGACCACGAGTTCAAGGAAGGCGAGCTGTTCGAGCGTTTTAAGTAAGGGGCATAGTGATGAAACTACGATGTACCGAGGAAGACTGTCCATCCCGTAAAGATGGTGACACTCCTGTGTTTACTACCACCCTAACAATTGACGACGATGGCGCACCGTGCTCAACACCGCAGGATATTGCCGGAAAGGACTGTACATGTTGCTACTGTGAGTCCGATGCGGAGTGGGTGCAGGACAATGAAAAGAAAAAGGAAACAGAAGAATGACAGAAGACAACAGTCACATACTGTCATTGTTTGGTAAAGAATCTGACCCAGAGATCGTGGCGCAGGGCGAGCGTGATTTTCACACCGCCTTGTACCACATACAGTCCATGATCGACCCAGCGTACAGTTTCATTCTGTATCGTTTCAATCGGGTCGGCGTGGAGCATGAGTCTCTGGACTCAGTTCTCTTTATCGACGATGACGATCAACCATGCTTCGGTGTTAACTTCTCCCAGTATCATGAACTGACACCGCTGGCACGTATCGGAGTAGTTGAGCACAACGTTGGTCACTTAATGAGTGGCCATCTTGGAGACAGGCTGGGACACCAGCTGCGTGAATACTGTGAACTAAAGTATGGGCCAACAGCCGGCCGTGCGTTGTACTACATGACCATCGAGACTGCAGCTGACAGCTTTGTCAGTTTCCCTGGAGCACTGCAGGACTCAGATAGGCCTTTCTACGACATTCGTAAGCTCGGGCTGGAGCGCTACGCACCTACCATCGAGATTCTTCGTAAGATTGAAGAGAAGTGCCCTCCCAGCGATGATGAGGACGATATGCTGGAACAGCTTCAGCAGCTTGCCAAGGAGATGACTGAGGACGCCCCTGAGAACTGGGACGACCTTGATGGTGCTGAAGGTATGGGCATGGATGACGAAGAAGAGTCAGAAAATAAAGGTGAAGCTAACAGCGAAGGTGGGGCCGAAGGTGAAGGTGGTGGCGCAGGTGGTGACGGAGAAGCAGAGTCAACAGAGAAAGATCCTATCGACGTCGAGACCGGCGGTGTGCCTACCAAGGACATCGTTGCTACAGGCAGCAAGGCTGACGCTATGGTTGGTGAGGACAAGATCCGTAGTATCATCAAGGAAGCTATGGAGAACACAACGCCTATTAGATCTCGTGGGTTTATGGGAGGTGACGTTGGTCAGTTTATCGAGTCGGCAGAAGCACAGCCGATTGTACCGTGGTATCAGCGCATGAACTCAGCGATCAGTGCCAAGCTCTCTGAGGAGCGCCGTGTATCGAAGCTTCGACTCAACCGTCGGCTGAGCTACTTCAAGGGCCGTACGTACGAGAACACAACCAGTGTCACGTTCTGTATCGACACATCAGGTTCCATGGGTTCTGCTGAGCTGTCTCACGTCGAGTCTGAGGTGGATGCTATTGCTCAGCATACTGATGAGGTTAATGTGATTCATTGTGACTGCAATGTGGCCAAGATGGAGAAGTACCGTCGTGGCATGGCCCTTGAGAACTTCTTTGGGCGTGGCGGCACATCGTTTACTCCTGCTCTTGAATATATCTATGAGAACTTTGAGTCTGAGGACTATCCTAGTATCGTTGTTTACTTTACTGACGGTTATGGTGAGCGTCTTGATGAGGACAGCCCAGCAGTTGCAGCGTTTGCAGACTGTCTTATCTGGATACTTACTCCGGACGGCATGGATGAAGAAGATTTCATCAAAAGCAAGTGTGGTGATATCGGTGAAGTGATCAAGGTAGAGGAGTGGTAAATGAAGTATTGGACGTTGTTCTATACTGGCGGCAGGGAATGCGTATCTGATAAGTCGTACAACGAGTACAGAAACAGGGGTAGTTTCCAGGACATCTTTTGCCCTGGGCGTGGTAGTGACGTAAGTGCTAACGAACTTGCGAAGATTGCCAAAAGTTTACAGGTGGGTGTCACTGAGGAAATAGTGATGATTGCGATGGTAGAGCCCACCGAGGAAGAGCTGCTCGCACTGGGTAACGCTGCAGTCTACGATCCTGGTAGACATGCAGAGTATCAGTCGGAAGAGAACAGTGAAAGTAGTTGGAACACTACACAATACACGGACAGCAGTGTTCGGCTGGCGCTTAGGCCGCAGGACTACGATAACTTCTGCATGAAGTTCAGAGCGTCTACTACTGCTCAGTGGGGTTCACCAGGTAACAAGATTCAGAACGAGGACGTAGTACTTATCCGTGACGGCAAAGTAGTTGACGATTGCTGCAGTAACTGTGACAAGATACTAGGAAGGGCAGCCGGTAAGTGTGCTCCTCCAATCGCCGGGTGCACTAACACGTTCTTCGACCCAGCAGCGCTTATTACACCGCCCGACGTTAGTAGATTCTTGCCACATAAGGAGTGTATGCACTTTCAGTGCTTTGACGTACGTAAGCCGTGTAATCTTGAAATTGACATAAGCGTAGAGGAGCCTATAAAGCAGGACATGAATAAAGACTCTGCTGTCAAGGCTGGTTACACACGTTCACTGCGTGCGACCTTCTGCAAGTACTGTGCTTTGGCTTACAAAAGCGGTGCGTCGTACTGTTGCGGTAATAACAAATGGATAAAGCCTGGTAACCGCAGTTGTAACGGACCCGTGTTTCCGTCTGAGTTTCCTAAGGTAAATCCAGTGGTACGTCAGCTTATACACCTGGAGAATAGGCGTATTCCACTGTCTGTGTTCAAAGAAGCAGCTGACGCCGCCTTCTTCATGGAGGTTAACAGTAGCAGCGAACTTACGAAGTGGCGTAAAGACCCCGAGTTTGTAATTGGGTACTATGAACCAACGTATAAAAATGTAATTATTTTCGCTGATCGTGTAATGAAAAATCGGCCTATGTTCAAGATGCCATACGAAAGCTTTCTTGTGTTTGCAGACCGCTTTGACTACGACCTTCCGGAGGTACCTGAGGAGAGCACCCCTCTTGAAAATGCGGTGAGCTGGGCCATAGCATCTGGTTTAATTTATAAGGTCATCAACCGAAACTATGGTTTCGGTGGACCACGCACAACAAACTTCACACGCTGTGAGAAGAAATACGGTTCGTTCATATTTCAGTATCAATTTGCTTCGTTTAATAAAAGCCAGCACATTGATAGCCTAGCCGACTTAGGTGGTCTGTACAACCAGACATGTTTAGATATAGCCAGGTTTACCTGCAGCGATGGAACAGCTACTTCTGTCGAAGCACGAGCAAACGCAATGCTGATACCATTTAGAGACGGCAACAAAGCCGGAATCAAGTCAGTTAAGAAGTTTATGAAGCAGGCACACGAACGTGAGTCTATGGGGGAATTACTTCCTGTGTTTACACCCGTGCCGTTGGCACACACGTAACTAGATAAGACAACTTAACTTGATACAGGAGACATGATATGTCTATAAGCATCGACGTAGTACCGCACGACGAGAATGTTGAAGCCATGAATAGCAGCATGGACCGTTTGGATCGTCAGCACAAAGCTGCTGTTAAAGAACCAAGTTTGTTCAATGACTTTATGCGTGGCCTGGCGTTAGTCGCCGCTGCCGGTACTCTTCTTAACGTTTCACTCGAAGTTGCTGAGTCCTTCCATACGAAGGATGAATGACTGGACTATGTCTCACGGTAATACGGTATCACTCTCGACAGCCCCATACTGTCGGGAGTGATATTTTTCTTTGGAGGAAGTATTATGGAAAAATTAGCATGCCCATACTGCGGAAAGTTACTTGCTACTCGTCATTGGTGGAACGTGCGTTTAAGTAACATAAGTGGCGATATACTGAAAACATTTGGCCCTATTGCATGGTTATTTAATTGTTGGTTAGGTGTGTGGTTTGTTCCTGCGTGGAAAAGAATTGTAAAAGGCCCGTGCCCATGCAAACCAGTAGTGAGTAAGCCATGAAGATGGCGCACTCAAGGTACCTCTCTATCACCACGCCTTTTCCAAGTTACCTGGATGGCGAAATGATTGACGAGGATATAACAAGCCGTTTTAATCCACTCGTTATGTGCAAGCGCCTTCAGTTATCAATTAACGATGCCAGGAGGCTGGCCGGTGTAGCTTCTACATGGTACAACCTGTTAAGCAGCTTGCCGTTCGATGATGTGATGACACACAGGTTGAGGCTATGCACCATGAAGTACTCTCACTGGGATAACACAACTTATATTAAAGATGGTGAGGTTAAGAAGTATGAAAGAAAAGCACGAACCTGTGGACGTGCTAAGATCTGTCCGTGGTGCCGTGGTAAGATCGTGCTGGATCTATACGCAAAATTGTCAGTAGCCGCAAGTAGAGGGGTGCTGAAGTACCTGAGAGTTGAAGGTGACGTGGAGGACCGTAAGAAGCTTTCACGAGCTCCTGGTAAGTGTGTGGCTGCTGTACGGAACGTCACGTACCCGGAGTCATACCTGGAACCGCAGTTCAGTGCTGTGTTCTTTATGAAGGATCGCAAAGGATTACCTGGAGAGCTGTGCTCTAAGGAGCGGTTAAAGGTTTTGCTGTCTGAAGTGCTGATGTGGAACTACAAGGTGGTAACAAGTCATATCTTCAGTGATTACCTGGACTTAATGAAGGGTACACGATTGTACAGCCTCAACACCTGATGTTATGTGAGTTATCGGTATACTATATAGCCCACGTAATCGGCACTTACGGCATTAAGCTGATGTTGTAAGTCTTGTTTTAGTATGTGGTTAATGACATAGCTGTTGTGTATAAGTGCCTTGTGAGTTAGAGGTATACTAGCTCTATAGAGCTGTTCTAGCCCCTCCTCCTTTTATTCCGGAGGGTCTATCACCGGGGTTGAAAAGTAAAAAGGAAAAGATATGAAGATACAAGAACTGGAACCTAGCACCAGAAAAACGGCAATAATTGCCGCTGATTTACATTTGCTGAAGAAGCCAGGTATGTGGAGTGGTCGTGCGGAGATTGCAGGGGACGATGTCTTTGCACTGCAGCAGATCGTAAACATCACAAGGGAGTATGAAGCCGACTTGTATCTGTTGGGAGACATACTTGACTCAGTGATCAATCTTCCACGACCGGTCATCGTTGTACAGAGCCTTCTTGAGCCACTAATTGCGGATGGCCACAGGGTGAGATACATACAGGGTCAGCACGAGATTGTTGTGCAGGCTCACTATGAAAATTACCCGTGGTTGAGTATCTGTCGTGGTGCAGAGCATATGCACGGCTGTGCGTTCGACTTCATGGGTCACAAAGCGTTCGCCATGGACTACTTTCCAAAGGCATTTGAGGCCCTAAATCTGGCCTGCGTTCCAGAGGAGACGGAGATACTGTTTCTGCATGGGACTGCTGAGGAAGTCATGGGCATAGGTTTTCACTTCTCCATGTCCAACGTACCGAAGAGCGTGAAGAAGATATTCGCCGGCGACTACCATGAGGCGCTGCATCACCTTGTAAAGGACGGAGCAGAGATAGTCTACACCGGATCTGCTTGGATGAGAGCAGCAGACGAGCCGCACGACAAGTCAGTGATTCTCGTGCAGGACCCATTCAACTGGGAGCGTGTACCGCTGAAGAGCAGGGTCATCATGAACTATTCTCAGATGACTGAGGAGCAAAAGGCCGGCAGTATGAACGCCGATACCACGCTTCCGGAGCCACTGCAGCAGCCTGTAGTCATAGTTGACATGCCTATCGAGCAGGATGAGTATGTCAGGTTAGCTCAGTACTACCACTTGCACACGTCAGGATCGAAAGCTGCCGATTCAGATATACAGTACATCAATGTCGGGGATGATCAGACAGATGAACAGATACTTGAACGTTATGTTGATCGTACACAGTATCAGAGTGAGTTTGATTTTACTATGGATGTTGTGCAGAATCCAACAGGAGATGCTTTACAGCGTCTGCGTGAGAAACTTGGTGTTGACACTGTAGACATTACAGCAGAAAAACCTATAGTTGAAACAACTGAAATCAACCTGGGGGCTGATAACAGCACAGAGGAGGTAGAGGTACTATGAGATTATTGTTATTACTCGCACTGCCTTTACTGGGTGGGTGCAACTTGTTGTTTCCATTGGTACCTCTGTTATAGGGGGATGTCATGTTAAAAGTACCCGTGTGTAGAAAGTGCTGGGACGAAGCTATTCAGGAACAGCATGATCGCAACGAGGAGAAGATCAAGGAAAAACGAGTAGTACCACCTCAACTGAGTCGGCGGGCACTAGAAAGCCAGCAAGCGGAGAGAGGGCTGCAGGCTGAAGCTGAGAACAAGATCATGTCTGGCGCAGAAAAGGCCTTCCTAGCCAGTAACCCAGCTGTATACGCTTCTACTGTTGACAACGAAAGTAAGGTAGATCCGGCGTACTTTGATGAGTGGGTTGACGCTGGTATAATGGGATGTCCCAAGTTCTGGGGTGCTGAGCTTGCACTGCGTCACACACATGTAGGGCTGCCACCACCACGGTGCTGTCCATTTGACAAGAGAGTGTTGCACTTGGAGAAAAAGAATGAATGAACAGGAATTTGAAAAGCAGACATACGCTCACATCGATGAGGTACACAACAGGATATTTAAGTTCGTGAAGAAGCTAATGGACTTGTCGGCCCACCATGATGAATCAAAGTTAGAATCTCCTGAGCGTGAGATATTTGCTGAGTACACGCCGAAGTTGAAGGGGTGTACTTACGGCAGTGACGAGTATGCTGCGCACATGAAAGAGATGCAGGTTGCGCTGGATCACCACTACGCCGTAAATTCTCATCACCCAGAGCATTTCGAGAACGGCATCGACGGTATGACACTGCTCGATCTGGTTGAAATGATGTGTGACTGGAAATCAGCAACTCTTCGCCACGATGATGGCGACATCATGAAGTCAATCGAGCATAACAGGGGGCGCTTTCATATAGGTCAGCAGCTGACGACTATACTGAGAAATACAATCAAACAACTTGGATGGGAGAGTAGAGATGGCTAAGCAAGAAGTTGAGATAGCGGTATGCGCCCTTCAACGCAGTGGGCATCATTGCGTGATGGATTGGCTCCAAGCTGCGCTACGAGGTAAGTACGGCAATACCATCAGGTACATTAACTGGGTAAACGAATTTTTGCCACAAATTGACCCCTTCAATACGAACACGCACCCAACCGACGACTCACATAAGTGTGGCCATGGCGACCGGGGCAAACCACGCAAGGTACTCATCTACAATTTCGAGGATGTGGGTCTATACATGATGCGTTCGATGGAAATGGTTGCTGAAAAGTTTAACGGTAAGTCGAAAAAGCGTTACACTGTATTGATCATGCGTGATTTTTACAACCTGCTCGCAAGCCGAATGGAGCGTACTCGCAAGGGCAAGCCGCTGGACCATCCGTACAACGCACTGGTTGGGCTGTGGCTGGAACACGCTAAAGCGGCGCAGAAAACTGGCGACTACGCCAATCTGGAAAATCTTGTCACCATCAACTATAACAGGTGGTTCTCCGAAGCTGGGTACCGCAAAGTGCTCTGTGACATACTCAAGTGTAAGTACACTGAGGATACCATGGACCACGTGCACCTGGCCGGAAACGGTAGCTCATTTACTGGTACCCGTGGAAACGGTAGGAACCTCAGAGTACTCGACAGGTGGGAGACATTTAAAGACGATCCTGAGTATATCAAGATCGTTAATAACAAGGCCATTCAGAGGCTGAATACAGCGATCTTCGGGTGGTGTCTGAAGAAAGAAAAAGTCGGGCTAGTTAAGAAGGCTCAAATTAGTACGGTACAAAAGAAAAGGAAATAGCATGGCATTGCAGTGGGACTTTACCAAGATAGAGAATCACCAAGAGGTATGCCACAGGGAATCAAGTAAGGACAGCGATGGCGAGCAGCTGTACACTATGGATCCTATTACCGAGGCTCTTCTGTGGATATGCGTATCTGTAGGCATGGATGGTATTCACGAAAAGAACTACGACGAGTTCTGTTACAGACTCTACATGTTACAACTCGTTGGGGGGCCCTACATGACGAGCACCGACACTAAGTCAGGTGAGACCACTGCCTTTTGCATCGAGGACGATGATGTAAAAGAACACATGGGTCTTATTGTTAACGTCAGCAGGGAGACCACGACATGGTTCAACAAGAAGATGCGCTCAATGTCCGACGAGCAGCGTAAGCGCAAGCTAAGAAAGAAGGAAAAGGAGGCGGAATGACGCAGGCCGCATTAGAGAGTGATCTAATCAGTAAATTGAAGACTTGCCGTGACGAAGGGGTGCCATTGCACACCGTCTATGCGCTTGCGGCGAAGCTCTGGGGCCGTGTACGCTGCAACTGCATACCTGCTGCCATGGCTCTCTTTGAAGAAGGTGTACGGCTAAAGGACATAGCTTATCAGCTACAGATAAGTGAAGCAACAGCGGCACGATATACGAGGGATGCACGCAAGCGAAAAAGGGCTGAAGATAACATTGTTATTGCGAAGCTCTCTATACCTACTGCAGAGGCGGCTAGGATGACAGGGCTTACTATGCGGTCCATTCAGTTACACAGAGCTAAACTCCGCAGTAAGCGGTAGGAAAGGTAGCAGCATGAGAATAAAGTCTGTCAAGATAACAAACGGGCTGCAACATAGAAGTCTGGAGTCTGAGTTCACTGACTTCAACGTAATCATAGGACCGAACGGCTGTGGCAAGAGTAGCGTGATTGAGCTACTTGGTCTTTTATTAACCAACAAGTTTACATGGCCTGGCACGATGGATACTGTAGTCACGCAGGGTGAAGAGAAAGGTGAGGTAAAGGCAGTCATTGAAGCTGAGGGTGACGAGGTTGAACTATCGATGGCTCTTGGCCGCACAAGCAGGAAGCTGGTACGTGGTGACCTGAAGATCTCTAAGTCTAATGAGGTAGTTGAGTACATCGAGAGTGCGCTGCTGCGTACTCCAATTGAGTTGGTGAACGAGGCTTCTATTGTCCGGCAGGGTAAGCTTGACGCCGGACTCTTCACCACACAGTCTAAGCGGCAACAGATCTTTCAGCGGCTGGCTGGGCTGAACGACATCGAGACAAAGCGTAAACAGCTCGCTGAGGCCAAGGCTCTGTGCACACCGTTCATGCTGTCCTTTGACCTGGACGAGAAGCGTAGACAGGTGCAGGAGTTAGTGGAAAGAAACATGAAGCTGAAGTCAGAGCATGCGGCTCTCAGTTCTATTAACCCATCACAAGAGCGCTATGACCAGTGTAAGGTACTGCTGTCTAACCTGGATAATCTGGTCAAGTATAGCACTGACCAGACGGCGCTCACAGCGGAGCATCATCAACTGGAACCAATCGTAATACAAGCGGCTGCGCAATTGGAGATAGCACGTGCGTCTCTACTTAGCCTAACTGCCACGATGGAGGACAGGCGCACTGACTATGATGAAGCACTTCGAGTCATCTCAACTGCAGAGGCTGTTGCTAAGCGTGTAGCTGAGAAGGCTAGACTTGGGAAGAAGCTGGAAGAAACTAGCGCTACGCTTGCAGGAATTGAAGCTGTACCTGATGAGTTCGTAGATGAGGCCAAGATCAAAGAGTTCGATGACATCTACTCAGATGCGTGTAATGAGGTCAAGCAGGCTGTACGTGTTCGAGACAACCTGTCTGCAGAGGACAAGCGCTGTCCTACGTGTAAGACAGAGCTGGAGGATCCTTCTGCTATCATCGCAGAGAACGTGGCGATCATCGAAGAGATGACGGCTATTGGTAAGATGGCAAGTCAGAGCAAACTAGACTTGAATATCAAGAGAACAGCGTGGAGTAAGAAACTCACCGACTACCGTACTCGGCTTGCAGAGCTGCAGACCACAGTAAAGAACACGCAGGAGGCGCTGGCTGGTATGGACGACGTCGCAGAGACAGCAGCCGACACCTCAGCAGCCAAGGCAGTCGTCAGTGACTTCACGGTACTGTCCAGTAGCGTCAAAGGTGAGCAGGATAACGTGGATAGCATCAGTGAAGTGCACGTCGATGCCAACAGCAAGCTACAGATCTGCGATACCAAGTTGTCAGCTGTACTTGACAACCTGGCCGGACTAGGTAACGTAGAGAGTACATCTGGAAACGTTTCAGAGGCTCGCACCTACATCGAAGCCTTTGATGAGCACAAGACAAAGATGTCATCTTTAGCAGGACAGCTTACCGAGGTTGCGAGTCAGTCAGAGAAGGCTATGGAGGGACTACATGAGACTGAGGCCAAGGCTGAAAAGGCCGAGAAGCTGAAGGTGTTCTCTGACCACATTGAGTTTGCCAGGAGTGCGTTACACAGAGATAACTTCCCGGCAGGCAAGATCAAGAGCTTTATTGATCGTGCTCTTATTAACGCAGAGGTGTACTTGGAAGCAATGCAGGCCGGCTTTACAGCCAGCTACGATAACGAGAAGGGGTTCATAGCACACTTCCCTGCGAAGGGCACGACCATTCGTGCTGACAGATTATCAGGTGGAGAGAAGACCATATTTTCCCTTGCTTTCAGGTTTGCAGTCAACGAGATAAAGAGTGAAACTGGTTTTCTTTTCTTGGATGAGCCGACTGCTCATCTTGACAGCGAGCACGTAGATAGTGTAGTACGTGTGTTGGGTCTGGTGAAGAAGAAGCTTGCCGGACGTGTCCAGCTGTTTGTCGTGACTCATGATGAGAAGATGGCGGCCGTTGCTGACACAGTTTTAGAGGTAAATAATGCGTCTAAGTAACCCGCATTTAGTGGGTATTATCACGCATACCACAACCTGTCGTGCGTCAAAAATCTTTCGGTAAAAAGTGAACGTAAGAGGCTTGACCTTAGTGTACGTACGGAGTATCTTTCTAAGATCCGCACGACAGGTTGCAGCAGTTTCAAGGAGCGCAACTATGCCGTATGAAGTATATGTAAGGCTGGAATTCACGACACCGTGCTTAGGAAATGAGCGTAACGACGACCCTGATCCTAATCGAATGATGAGGAGCGGATCTGGTGGTATCATATTCCTACAAAGTTGGTGGCATGGATGCACAGTCGCTGCTGCTGAACGATTCAGCATGCATCAAAAACGTATTCGTTCTGTTAAGTGGTCGTCTGAAGTTGATGGGAAGGTTCGTCTTGTTGACAGATTCTATTACAAACGAGACGGAAGTAAAAACATCAAGAAGCATGAAGGTTTTGCAGCGCTCGATGTAATTAGTGTACGTGCGCTGGTGCCTGATGATGTTCCGCCCGAAGACTTCAAGACCATATTGAGTATCGCCGGTGAGTTCTTTGGTATTTCACCGTATGGCTGGAAGAAGGGTTACGGAAGATTTAATGTATTGGAGGTAACCAAGATATATGGAAGAAATACTGTTAAAGGTAAAAGGGAACATGATGGGAGTGTTCCCAACAAACCGGAAGATAATCAGGCTGCTATCGCCGATAACGACGTTCCAGAGGCGTGAGGGCGGCGGCGGTGGCAAGGTAACATTGGTGGAGCAACCACTTCACCAGATTTCAGAGGACGGCATATTTGAAACGCTGGCCGGACTTGAAAAGCGCATCGTATTAAGGTTACAAAACAGCAACTACAGAGTTTGTATCCAACGACTACTCCAGAAAAAACTAAAGTGCAATCTTGATCTACTCAACGCCGAGGACATGGCTGACCTTGATGATCGTAATGATCAGGTCAACGTGCTTGGGCTTGTTGTAGATGAGCCTGGTGGCTTTATCGTAAACTGTCCAACAGGCTGGGGTAAGTCGTATATCATTACTAAGATATGCAAGGTGCTTCCACAGGCTAAAATTGCTGTGGTTGCGCCAGGCATCGACGTAACAGAGTCTCTGTACAAGCAGCTCAAGCGGCAGATAAGAGATGTTGGTAGAGTGGGCGACGGCTATCGTGACATACGAAGAATCACTGTGTCAACGATGGAGTCAGTTGAGAGACTCAAGAAGGTGGACTGGGACCTACTCCTGTTTGATGAGGTGCACCGAGCAGGAGGCCCGGCCATAGCAAATAACCTATCTGAAGTATTCCACACAGCCAAGTGCGTAGGGTTCTCAGCGTCACCTACGGGCAGGACTGATAACGCTGACCTCGTAGTTGAGGCTCTCTTCGGCAAGGTAGCATACAAGGTAGACTACGCAGAAGCAGAGGCAAGTGGGTCCGTGGTACCGATCCGGGCGCTTATGTTTGGTTCAGACTACGGACCTGTGTTCAAAGCCTACACGCCGCCGGTTACACGTAATCGGTACGGGCTATGGCGTAACGGAGACCGCAATGAACTCATTGCTGAGATCGCCAAGCAAATACCAGACGACGACCAGACATTGATCATGGTAGCTACGGCCGACCACGCACTGCAGCTGATTAAGCTACTTCCGGATTATAAGGTTGTCTTCTCGCAGGTGAGCAATAAGAAGTCTCTCCAGGACATAGATGTTACCATGATCCCGGGGCTACAGTTCAACGGTCAGTTTGATAAGAAGTACCGCAACTACCTGACCAGTCAGTTTGAGAAGGGTGTACTCAAGAAGGCCATCGCCACAGGGGTATGGAACACCGGCGTTGACTTCAAGCAGCTCGGGTACCTTATACGTGCCGAGGGCCTTTCCAGCGACATACAGTCTATCCAGACACCTGGCAGGCTTTCACGAACGTTTGATGGTAAGGAGTATGGTGTCCTTATCGATTTCATAGACACCTTCGATCCTGTGCTACTCAACAGATCCAATAAACGCCGCCGGGCATACGTTAAGACCGGATGGGACGTACAGGAAATACCGAGCCCAGGACCTACGGACATTGCAGGTATCTTTGCAGGGGGCAGTAAATGAGTACCGAACCAGATAGTGAGCTAGTCGTCGCTAAGCTGGCGGCACGTATTCGTGATCTATACTGCCGTGCACGTAGTCGGTATTGCGTGCACCAGTATGACCCAGGCGAGAAGTACGATAAGGACTGGGAGAAGATTGCTAAATGGTGTGTGGCGTTTGGCATAGATCCTCGTGAGTTTATTGAGGTGCAGTTTCATGCCATGAAACCATACCCGTATATAAAACACATCACCACGGACTCAGCTATAAAGCGGTTTTTCGATAGCCGCAAAGAACATGCTGCAGAAATAGCCAACGCTGTGCTCATACAGATGGCAGCGTTGGAGAAGTTAATGGGAATTGGGCGAACAGCACGGGAGTTACTTACAGACTCGCATCAAGAGTTTGATCCACTGTTTAAGTACGTCGTCAGCCGCAACTACGAGCTTGACGATTTGGCATCTCTGTTCTGGGACGATGCGTTAGCGGTCTACCTGACGTCGATATACTATGACGGTATTTATCAGGAGCTAATAACAGACGAACTGAAACAGGCAGCAGGAAAGGTTCGTGGCTATGCAAATGGCTGATTGGATTTCCATACTAATCGCACACCTTATCCGCTGTCCCAGTACGATAGAGACAGCCGTGGACAGGGTGACACCCGAAGACATACAACAAGTGCATGGGTTCACAACGTCGTTACTGTGGACGTTCAGCAGAGATTACTTCAGGCAATACAAGAGAGTAATCCCACGCACGAGCCTTGAAGCTGAATTGGTACAGTACAACACTGGAACATGGCTACTTGAAATATCCAGCGCTGATGTATGCGACTTCATTGACTGGGCGTACTCCATACCTACTGACGACTTTAACCATGAGGAGGCGATAGGTCATATACGCCGACTACTGGAACAGACTCGTGTACAGAATAAAATACAGGCTGCCGCCATTGAGGGTAACGTTAAAATGGAGGAGCTTGCTTCTACGATTAACAACGGTATGGAGGAGGCACGTATAGGTTGTGTTGAAGTAATTAACCCACTGCTAAACGCCACAACTATGATGGGCGGTACGCCGCCCGACCCAATAGGAGGAGCTGAAGTGAACTACTTTAATATGCTTTGTCAGGGAGGACTCAGACGTGGTGAGATTGCTGTACTACTTGGGCCGTCGGGGGGTTTTAAAACAACCATGGCTCTTGATATCTGTTGCGCTATGGCTAACTCTCAGGAGTATTCGATGTACCTGACCTACGAGCAGGCGTTCCACGACGGCGACCTACCCATACGTATTTTGGCACGCATGGGCGACATTGATAAGAATCGTGTTGAGACCGTAACATTCAATCAACTAAACACGGATGAGCAAAAGAGGGTGACAGACGCTCAAAACAGGTCCCACTATATACAGTTGCTTGACCGGTCAACCAGCATCGACAGAGTGGGAGACATCTCTGACTTTGTAAAGCAGCAGGAACGCAAAGGATGCAAGCCGAGACTACTTGTAATAGACCAGCTACTTCCATGGCTAGATAAGTGGGACGACGTAACACCTGACAACGTTCGGCTTATTGGCAGAGAGGTAATAAACACACTCAAGCAGGAAGTAGCATCCAAGCACGGCATCGCAGTCATCGTACTTCATCAGCTGTCAGCAGCACTTGCTGGAGGCTCGTCTACACGAGTACCACACCACACTGACTCACAGGAATGTAAGTCTATCTGTAACTGGGCAGACTTTGGCATAGCTATGGGTAACTTGAACCACGATGCGGAAGTAATGTGGATAGCGGCAAGTAAGACAAGGCGTGGAGTTGAAACGAAGTTGTTGATCAAACCTGAAGGTGGTAAGTGTCACTTGAGGTTATGTGACGACTACGAGTTGTCTACAGACGGTAAGTTTGTGCAGAAGGGTGGTGCAGCGAATAGGATCACACCAGCAACGAGTGGACCTAAGCGTGGATCGAATCAGCCGTTGTTAACGAAAGGGGATTTGTAATGCTTAATCCTTCGTTACATCACAGGCTGAGGCAGTCATTCGGCCACGTGGACATAGTTAACGAAGATGCGCCTATACGTATTGAAGACAGACCAGGACTTGAGCGCACAAAGCGCTGGAAGGTAGACAGCGGTGAACAGTACCGTGTTGACTGCCCGTTCTGTGGTGATACCCGTGGCAGGCTATACATCAGTTACGCATGGGGGATGGACTCCAAGGTTGGGTTCCCTGCGTCGAAGCTTGTGGTGTGCCACAACGAGCGTTGTCAGGAAGATCCGGCCAACAACATGCGGGTGTTCTTGGAGCGTAAGCTTAATCAGTACTTTTCAGATGTTAGGCGTGGAATAGTTAATGTACCGAAACCGGTAGCTGGTGCAGCTGCTGTTCCACGTAAGAAGCTAGAGTTCCCTAAACCTGAGTGGACCGTACCTGTTAACCAGCTTGGCAAAGTACACGGGCACGTTAAAGAATACTTACAGGACAGGAGGAAGTTCAATCTCGATGTGCTATACAACAGCTACGGCGTGGTGTACGCATACGAGTATCCTGTGAGTGATAGTGGCAAGGACTATTCGTGGCTGGCAGGGCGCATCTTCATACCTGTAGTAGACCACGGCGAGGTTATAGGATGGCAGGCACGTATTATTGACGACAACAGTTTTAGCAAGAGTAAGTACTTTAACTGCCCAGGCTGGCAGAAGAGTGCAGATATCTACAGCATAGATTACGCAAGACAAAATCGCCTCGGCTTGTTGGTTGAAGGTGTTACGGACGTCTGGAGAGTAGGCGGTGGAGCTTTCTCAACCTTTGGGAAGGTGCTCTCTCCGGTACAGGAGGACGTAGTCACTAACAACTGGCAAGCCGTAGGCGTATTGTATGACCCAGATACGGATACAGATAAGATGAAGAGTGCAGCCAAGGCCATAATGAAGCTACGGCAGAAGGTACCAATGGTGTTCCGTGTTCAGCTACCTGACGGCAGAGATCCTGCAGACTGCGACTTCAAGACGGTGTGGGACTGTATCGAGAGGGATGCTGGGCGTGTTGGTTTGGCCGTGAGGAGGCCAGGGTGAAAAGAGAGACGTGTCGTACGTGTCATCTCAAGCACTCCGCAGATACGCACCGGCCATCAGCGTTGTTTGACCCCAAGAAAGTTGCGCTTAGAACCATGTGGGGGTGCCCGGCCACAATACAGTTCTACGGTACGGCGGTAATAGTGGGTGAGCGCAGTAAGCCGCCAGCACACTGCCCGTATGGGTTTGAGGATAGCGTAAGGGAGCAGCATGGAGAATAAGATAAACAAGAACAACTGCAAGCAGTGCGTTGCTGACCTTGGGCTGGACTGGAATGACCGCAGTGACATGTATTCGTTCTGGAAGAACACTGAGAAGCACTGGGGTGAAGGGGTCGTGCCGTGCCCTACTGCGCATACGTATCCAAATGGTAATCCGGCGGACGGTGACTTAGCCCGTGTAGGTAAACCACCACCAAGTTACTGCCCGCATGGGTTCAACCACCGCATGCGTAACATGGAGGAAATGAATGAAGGTAACTGATGACTTTGAGAAAGAGTTCAGCCTTGGCGATCCTGTGTTTCCACCTGGACCTATCTTCGATGAGTACTATCTGAAGCACGGGTTCCATATGGGACTGACGAGCAAGGCTGAGTTGTTACGGCGTATGTTGTACGACGTAACGTTGGTACCGACCGATCCTGAGAAGTACCTGCGTAATGCGAAGTTCATACCTGGAGCAACCTTCGGTAACCGTGTTGGTCCTCACAAGGACTACAAGGTGGTGTTCATCAACAAGATCCCGGATGACAAGTCAGTTCCTTTAAACCGGGATGATCCGGTGTTCAATGTGGTGCCGTATATAGATCAGCAGCTAGGGTACACCAAGGATTTCTTTACCGGAGTGTTCAAGGACGTCAACATACCTGAGCACATATGGAAGGAGTTCTACGTAACGAGTCTATGCAGGTTCCCACGTATCGACGCCGGGCTCAAGAAGACGCTGCCGGCTGCGTGGATCAAGGAAGGTCTGTTCTTCGTTGAGCAGGAGCTGCGCATCATACAGCCTGACGTAATTGTGTGCATGGGTACTGACGCCTCAAAGAAGATCGTAGGACAGCCGATAACCAAAGCGATCAGCAACGTGTTTGACTACTACGCTGTTGCTGGCGTCGGCTCTAAGGTAGTGTGCGTATTCGATCCCAGGAAGGTTATTGAAGATCCTGAGTCAAGACCGATGTTCCTATCCGGAATGGAAACCTTGAAGAACCTCATGCGGGGTTCCAGAGGCGTCACTATGCGTGACAGGTCAAACTATCGCTACATCGACAACTCAGAGGATCTCAGCAAGCTGGTGGACGAGTTGATAGAGCAAGACATCACCGACTTCGCTGTTGACTGTGAGTGGGGTGGTAAGCACTACCTGGATGAGAACGCAGGGCTGCGTACCATACAGCTCGGCTGGTCTGAGAAAGATGCTGCGGTGATCATCCTACGTAGACAAGGGATGCGCAAGGCGTTCAGGCCATACTTGTCGAGTGCGTTTGCTGAGCTGCGTAGACTACTGCAGCGGCCGAAGGTGCATTTCATAGGACATTCTATCTCAGCTGACTATCCGTGGCTCAAGGACTCCGGGCTGGATCTAACTGCTCAGGTGTACTTTGACACGATGTTGGCAAGTCATCTGTTCGAGCCGACGATGAGTCACTCACTGGAGGACCTGGCGACAAAGCACATACCTGGCTGGGTACGGCAGGACTTTGAACTTACGAAGTGGTTGGACGCCAACCCGGGGGCTAAGGACAACGGGTACGCTGAAGTGCCTGATGATCTACTACACCCGTACGGTGCTGACGACGTGATATCTACGTACCTGCTGTACAAGAAGTATCAGGAGGACTTCAAGGACCCTGCGAACAAGGGGCTTACTGATCTGTTTTACACTCTCGTGATGCCGGCTGCGCTTCCGCTCATTGGTATTGAGATGACTGGTGTGCACATGGACCTAGAGCGTATTCTTTCTATGGAAAAAAGCTACCGCACGGCGCATGACAGGTTACTAGAGACGTTCCGCAGTGAGAATAACCTACCGCACTTCAACCCTAGCAGCGCTAAGCAGAAGCAGGAGTTGCTGTTCGACAAGCTCAAGTTATCACCAGTGAAGACTACGGATAAGCCGGCTATGTTATGGGAGGATGTAGTAGCCGAAGGTCTACAGAAAATGGTTAATCCTGCTGTTGATGGTGAGACACTGGAAATACTATCGGCTGAATCCTCTACAGCCAAGGACCTACATAATATCACGTTACTTGGTACCGTACTAAAAAATCAGTTGGTGGCACCGAAGGTAGATAAACACGGCAACCTAGTCTACAAGAAGGGGTTCGCTGGGTTCATAAAACCTGACGGGCGTATTCATACTAGAATAAGCCAGATGCTCAAGACTGGGCGTTTAGCTTCTCTTGATCCGAACATAATGAACATTGCCAACAAGCAGGAGGTTGCTGTTCAGGAACTGTTTACAGAGCTAGGCATGGTGGTACCGAAGCTGAGGTCTGCGTTCATGGCACCACCGGGTAAGATGTTGATCGTTGCCGATTATAAGCAGGCTGAGCTTGCTGCGTTGGCGTATGCGTCTGGTGACGAGAATCTCATTGCTGCGATCAAAGCGGGTGAGGACATTCACAGTGCTGTCTGCAAGGGGATGTTCCATCTTGATTGTGCGATATCTGATGTCAAGAAGCTGCACCCTGGTTTGCGGGTTGCGGCGAAAAGTATCGTTTTTGGAATCCTTTATGGCCGTGGTAAGAAAGCCATTGCTAGAGAGGTACGTAAAGCTGGAGTTAGCATAACCGATGAGGAGGCCGGAGAGTTTATTGATACGTTCATGGATAAGTTTCTAAAGGTAGCTCAGATGATCGAATCCACACACGAAGAGGTAGAGAAGTATGGGTGGATAGAGACATCATGGGGGCGCCGTGCATTTTATCCTTCCATGGAGGGAATGGCTAACGCTAAGCAGATGCTGGCGTCTCAGAAACGTAAAGCCTTTAATCTGAAAGTACAGGGCTACGTTGGTGACTTGCTAAGATCAGCGATGATCAATTTTAGTAACTACAAGCGAAGCAATCCTAACATTGACTTTGATGTTATACTCACTGTACATGACAGCGTAATGGCAGAGGTTTGTATTAAGGATGTTGAACACATGGCTAACGAGGTATTCCCACTTTGCATGACAAAGCAGGCAATCTGTCCTGCACTGCCATTCGAGATCAGGGTAGACATAGACGTATCTGATAGGTGGGACGAGATGTTGTATCACACTGATTTTATTGAACGTGACTTCAGTGACGAGTTTGCAAGAGAGTACTGTAAGAAGGATGACGATAACAACGTTGTAGAAAAGGAGTAGTAAATTGAGTGAACTTGGTAAGAACGTAGCAGCAGAGGTTAACGGAGACATACTTACACTAACCGTTGATCTATCGAAAGAGGGCTCTGAGTCTAGCAGCAAGAAGAGCATCATACTTGGAAGTACACAAGGCAATAAGAAGGTTGAGTACAACGACGGCGAAGTAACCGTCGGGCTCAACGTTTACAAACCAGTGAAAAAGGGAGAGCTGTAAATGGCTATCAAACCTTATGAAGCAGGTTCACGTGCTGGTGGTGGTCTCACCGGAATGATGATCCTCAAACCAGCAACAAAGATGAAGCTGTGGCGAGCCAGCTACGGCAAGGGCACAACGATCATCCGCCCATGGGGTAACACCTACGAAGCTGACGGTGGCGAGATCAAAATGGAGCCACATCGTGATAGCGATGGCTACTTCGGCACATCCTTCTTTATACAGGATGCGGTATGCGAAGGGTGGGGCAAGGACAGCCGTGTTACATTCATGACTCGTGTTGAGGATGAAGACAACTGGCCTGCCGGAAGCCCGGCTGACGTGTTCTACAACGATATAAGCGGGCACCCTGATTTCAAGTGGTTGACAGACCGCCCAGGGGCCAAGGACTTCCCAGCGTTGTCTCAGCCATCTGTCAATGGATTCTTGAAGGGTCTGCTGCTGGAGTGTGGCGGCAAGGACTACAAGGCGAACCCGATATGGGGTTGTGTTCTGCGCTTGTCCAAGTCAGCCAAGGAAGCATTCGAGGTTATATTGGACGCAACAAATCCAGAACCAGCGACTAACAACGATCCAAATGATCCCAATGGGTGGAACCAGAAGTATTCTGTTGGTGATCCTATTGGGTTCAAAGACGGCAAGGTCTTCGAGTTCGACAAAGAGTCAAAGTTTGCAGCAGCCAACGCACCTACGGCTGACATCAATCTTGACGGACGTGGCGGAGATGGCAGCAAAGGCGGCGGTAGTGGTAACGTCATTGAAAAGTATGCATGTCGTGTATGGCCGAATCGTCCGAAGCTGGAAATACCGGCTGATAAGATGCACAAGGCCAACGAGTCCTTCGATGATGCAATTCGGTATATGACAGGCGAAGAGCAGATCAATCAGGTTATCATCCCTGGCTTCGGTCGTAGTTGCAAAGAAGCTGTGATCTACGTATTTGGTGGTAAGGACATTCTTCCTGCCACCTTTGAGTTTGGCCGCACTATCCACGACATGGGAGCTGGTGGTGCTTCTGCGCCGGGAGGTTCTGCTACATCGGCCTCGTCACCAACTACTTCTCAGGAATCAACACCGTCACAACCTGAGCAGCAGGAAGCAACAGGGCCGGCTATCAATATGAACGGCCCTAGTAGTGAACCAGCGGAGGGTGGAGAAGAAGCGCCTTTCACACCAGATCCGTCAGTACAGGTTGAGGTAGCCGCAACGGTACCTGTGGTACCAGCCGGCGAAGCTGCAGCTGCTCCGGTGAGCAGCACTGCAGGCGACCTTCGTAGTCGCTTGGACGCAGCAAGTAATCAGCAAGGCTAATTAACGGCCTGTCGGTGGTAAGCCCGCACTTAGGTAAGGCACGGCTCAGCCGAATCCCTAAGTGGTTGTGATACCACCGTGGAGCACGGTGGAGCAGGCTGCCATCGACAGGTTTTTCTTTTGAGGAGGTAATTATGGCTAAGGCAACAGCGCCAGCCAAGAAAACAGTAACACGTAAGAAAGCACCATTCGTAATTCAGAAACTACTCAACAGCGATCAGGACCCTGTTAAGCGCATGCAGTGGGTTGATGTAACTGACCCAGCTGAGGAGGGGCAGGACCTTACCTCTGCTGCTGATTGTGAGAAGTGGGTAAAGAACAACACAGCGGTATTCGGCAGCGAAGAACCGCTGCTGCGTTTTGTTCAGGTCAAGCAGCAGTCCAGGATTAAGTTGCAGACAACAACCAATGTAACATTCGAGCAGAGTCAACTGTTTGAGGAGTAGACATGGCGAAGAAGAAAGAGGTGATAAGCCGGATTGGTAACATACTCAAGACGGCCACCGCAGCGCACAAGCAGGAGGTAGGGGCTGGCGGCAGTGTTTACGACCCGTACCTCAGTCACGTACGTAGTATGCGTCTCCCGAGTCTTGGACTCATGGACATGCTTGGGTTCACTGGGATACGTGATAGTTGTACGGTACTAATTGACGGGGCACCTGGCTCACACAAGAGCTCGTTTGGTATCGAGATGTTCAACTGGGGCTATAACTATGGCGTCGGTGGGGCTATCGTTGACTGTGAGAATAAGGCTGCAGTTGACATCGCAATGGGCACGCTGACAGAGGAGACTCTGTGGCTGCCCGGGCATCTTATCATGATGACGGCAGCTAACGTGGAGGATGCGCAGTCAGCATTACAGGGCTTCGTAGCAAAGTGTGCCAAGATGAACGAGGGCGTACCACGTGAGCAGCAGATTCCAATCATGACGCTGCTTGATCCGCTTGCTGGTGTACCATCTAAGGAAACCATCAAGCAAGTACTGACTAAGAACGACGGCGCAGCAGACAGAGGCCACGGTGGTCGTGTCGAGGCACTGTTATGGTCTATATGGCTGAAGGTGCATGAGCAGTCTATTATAGAGCTGCCGTTCATCTCCATCTTCGTTAATCATGTGAAGAGCCGCCAGAAGCAAGGCACTGGATCTATTTCTATTATGGAGCAGTACAATCCTGGTGGTTCGTCACAGAACTACGCCACAACGATAGCTTTCAGGTGCAGCCCAGGTAAGTCGTTCCTGTCTGAAGCGTATGGAGGTAAGAACTACAATGAGGTATGGATTAAGTGCGCCAAGAACAGCCGTGGTCCAACTGGTAAGCGCACGATGGTGCGTAAGTACTGGCAACCTCGCAAGGATGGCAGCACTGTATTCTGGTGGGACTGGGGTCGCAACACAGCTGACTTCCTATCTGCGTTGCAGGGCAAACACCCTATGCGTGACATCCTCAACGTAGTCAAGCATACCAACGAGAAGTATTCGTGCAAGCAGCTGAAGATGAAGGATGTAAGCCCCACTGTACTTGGGGACACAGTCCTGGCTGACGAGGAACTGATGAGGCAGGCTATTAAGATCCTACAGCTGCGAGAGCTGAAGGAGTTTGATTCGCTGTCTGATGAAGATCATGTACAGATGCAGAAGTTTGCACATGAGGCTCATCTTGATCACCTCAAGGAGGCTGGCATGACTCTTGAGGACGAAGAGGTACCAGAGCTGCAGGGTGAGGATACCGGCAGTGAGGAGGAGCCTGAGATCAACCTTGATGACGGCTTCGATGACGGTGAAGACCTGTGAAGCACGACACACGTATTGAGCGCATGTTTGAGACTAACCAGCAGTTCCACGACAGGAAAGAGTCACAGGCACGGTTGTCGTTTGAGCGTAAGGTAGTCAGGAAGCTGCTTGATATAGGTGGTGTAGACGCATTGCAACGGAGGGTGATGGAGAGTAAGTGGTCTAGCGATGAGAATCGTGACTTCTATCTTACGTTCGGCTGGTTTGCAGACGAGTATCCTAACTTCCCGTTTATCATGACAGCGAGTGAGCAGACGTGGGTTCCACGTGCCGTAGAGATATTCAAACGTACCCCACGAAGTCATAAGCTGTGGCGTATGTGGCGTAGCTTGAAAGCAGAGTTCTCGAAGGAGGTGCTCCAGGACAAACAGATAGCGTTGGTCATCCCGTGTTCGCAGGAGTCAGGTTTACACCCGGCGCTGGTGATGCACAACGGACATTTATCTGACGGGCCGTTTAAGGACGCACCAAAGGACCAGATTCATGTAAGGCTTCTGGATGAACGTACAGGAGAGACTGTGTTCCTGCAGATGTTAGGTTATTTTTCAGCACAGGTTGCATTACAATGGCAAGCATAGACGTAACACCCGAGTACCTGTTCATAGAAGGTGATCCTTCGGTTGAGGAAATACGCATATTCTTGAAAGAGCTGGAGGTGGTAGGTATTTCAGAAAGGACCGGCAGACTGTTTGCTGGCCTATCGCTACTACCACCTGCTATGCGTCTCAGCCTGAACCTCAGCAAACTTGCTGACATAATGGCGGATCACAGCGTAATCAATGTTCTGGAAGAAGGGGTACTGTTGGACGAGCGTAATGCACTGTTAGAGCTTGACGTTCAAGGGTTAACTACCGGGTCGAGAACTACAGCCAGGGCGTTACTCAACGTTAAAGAGCGCTGGATCATGGCTAAGACTTTATCCGGATTGTTTAAGTCCTGCAGAGATACGGAGGGAGGGTTTATACAATTGAGCGAATAGAGGACAGAATTTACGTAGCTGCACTTGACGCCAATGGTGAGTGTAGCTGGTTTCGTAACCCGGATTACTGGGAGGGCACCTTTTTACTGCGCTTTGACAAAGTATCCCCAGCGTTGGTAATCAGCGCAGAGGCAGGCAAGACCATAGGCATGCACAGAGAAGCCATCGAGAGTATTCTTGATGGGTTGTGCATACCGTGGACGCTTAATGATGAGGTATCCCCGTCCATTACGGTTATGACGGGGCCTATATGTGGAGCAGCAGTCGTATGGCCCTTCCGAATGACGGGTCCACTTCCGTACTGTGTAGCACGTGAGTGTAAGTACGACGAGAAAAGAACAGCACCACTGGGTGCAAGTTACATCCTTTATGGAGGAAATTGAGTTATGGCTAAAGCCAAGGACAAGGATCCGAAGAGTAATGCAACCACTGTAGTAGAGGGCAGCAATGCACTTGAAACAGAGATTAAAGAGGCAATCCGTGTTACCAAGGAAGAGATTGAGGTAGCTGAGGAAGAAGACAAGAAGGTAAATGAAATCAAGATTGTCACCTACTGGGATATCGGCAAGCGCATCAACAATCTCACCAAAAGCATGAGTACCAAGGAAAAGAAGGCCATCACGGATCGTTTTTCTGCCGAAACTGACATGTCTTCGAGCTTCTACTACCTGGCAATCAAGTTTGCTTCCACCTTCACAGAAGAGCAGTACAAGAAGGCTGTTGCCAACGGGATGCGTGTTCGTGTGATGAAAGCACTTGTTGGTAACAAAAAGATCAGCGATGCCAGGCGTGCCGAGCTTATTCAGCTGGCCATCACGAAGGGTCTCGATGACAGCGACGTACGTGTGCAGACCGGCACCAAAGGTACACGCCGTGCAGCTACTAAGCAGCAGCGTGTTGCTGCGGCCAAGAAGCAGCCGCCACGTAAGGTGTTTACAACAGCGCTTGACAGGACACTCCTGCTTGAGGAGTCGGTTGGGTTCGCAACCGATGCCATCGGACGTCTGCCCAAGATGGACGAGAAGGACGTTGCCGAGGCAACGAAGATACTTGTACAACTCAGGGACAAGGCTGACGACGTTAACAAGGTGGTCAGCGCATTCCTCAAGTACACCAGTAACTTCAGCAAGAAGAAAGGGGCTAAATAGCTATGGCGAAAGTCACTGCTGAACAAGTGGTTATTATACCTGGAAGAAGGGCATCAACGTTTACCTTCTACGACGGTGACGCAGCAGGTGTGCCGATGCTTGATATCGGTGTGCTGTTTGCAGACGCCATGTCTATTGAGGATGTAGATGCTGTAGCGTATCAGGTTGTTGGTGACACCGATGATGCGTTTACCGTGTTCTTAAAACGTAATGGGTATGCTCATACGATTGCTTTGACGTTTACGACAATGTCGTTCGGTGAAGTACCTGTTGAGTCGCCGCCTATGCATAAAGCACAGTACAAGCGGTTCCACATGGTTGTCATGGACTTTATTGAGTTGAAGCAGCTTAACGTACCGTTCAATGTGCCTGACGAGCTCATGTATAGTCACGAGCGGGGAGTGTGGGGCATCAGGGTAGACGGTCAATCTTCATGGTCTGCTAACAAAGAGGACGTGTTTGAGTCCATACGTGTGTTTGTTGAGCCGGTTGTTAGGTGGCTGGCAATGGTAGACACGAAGTTCTGATTGGAGGTATTGTTGGACCATAAGAAGCTATCAGAGGAGTACCCTGCTGTGCAGGTGTACAGCTCTAACTCTGTTATTGGGCACGGTAACAGAGTAGTTTACTGGGTTGGTAGTGACGGTAGACAAGCTGTTGTGTTTAACTGCTTAGGAGAACGCTTCACGGTACGCAATGCTGAGTTAGCAATGTTGTCTGTAGTAAACGCAGTCGCTTACTCTTTCGAGGGTGGGCGGCTGCGTTACCAGCGTACACTGGACGCAATGTGGATTGATGCAGGCCCGGTAACTGAAGAAGCGCTGAGGCCTGACGACAGCAGCATTGGAGCCATAAAGGGTAACGTGGGTAGAGAGCTTACATTTGATGAGCTGGCTACTTACGATGACGATGCCTGGGAGAGTGACGAGTGGTAAAAGCACGGTTAAAATGTCCATCATGCGGGAAGTACCGCATAGGCGTATCTGCACAACTTGAGGGTTCAGGCGGTGTCTATCCAAACGTGCACGTAGACAGGGCTGCAGTGAAGGTGACTGGGTACTGCACTACATGTAACGGTTGCGTAGAATTACCGCAGGACGTTATAGATAGTTTTATACAAATCATGAAGGGAGACATAAGTGGAAGCGGTGATTAAGAAGTTGGAAGAATGTAACATGGCACGGGCCAAGACGAAGGCAGCACTGCTGGCAGCTGCACTTAACAGGTCAGTTATGCGGCACAGCCTTAAAGAGCATTATCTTGCTCAGATGGCAGCCAAAGGCGAGAAGGTAACCATAGCACGTATTGATGACCTGGCTGTAGCAGACAAGAAGTACCAGGACTGTTGCCAGGCCGAAGTAACAACACTGCTCGCAGACGGTCAAGCTGAAGCGGCGGCACAGACAGCGCTGTGCGAGTACGAGGTAGCAATGAAGAGTTGAGCAATAAGGGACCCGCCAGTCGGGGGTAAAAGGAGAAGCTAGGATGGTACCCACAGATCCTTACGCTAACCTGCGAAGTAGTGTACCAACGCAGGGTGAAATAATCAGAGCGTTCATGGACAACAACGGCATGGAAGCGTTGATGTGGACTACCAGGAGGCTTCCTGGCGGGTCCCGCATTTTAATGCACGCAGACGAACCACTGATCCTGTATGACGGAGATGCAGATAAGTTCTACTACAGGTTGCGCAGCAAGATAGCAATCAACCTGAAGGAAACCTACGGAGGTGAGACATGTAATGACAACAAGTTCTGGGAAAGATACAACGAGCTTCTCTTTACCGACAGACTTCGCAAAGGAGGAGCCGTATCATAACCGCATAATTGCGTTTACACCAAACGATAGGAATGGTTTCGGCTTAGTTGGTACCGTACAAGAAATACAAAGAACAGAGCCGCCGATACAGTATGACCTACGGCTGGGCCCTACGTACCTGACTCCAGATTGGAGAGACCCAATTCGCACATCACTTATGTTTGGTCCTATGATAAACATAGGAGACGTGCAGAGCTTATTCTTCAGCGTACAGGAGTACGCTGGAGTAGTACGGGATGGCAAGTACGAAGCAGCATGGGAGGCTTCTGTAATTATGCAAGCTACCTCAGACAGTAAGCTCAAAATACCCATCAAGGTATCAGCAATGAAGATACATGAAGTGTGTCGTGAGCCCCTGTTTAAGGAGCTCAGCCTCACAGTCATTATAGACGACAACAAATTATTACACTATCTTTCAGAAAGACCAGAAGAATGGCAAAGAATAGAGCGTTCAGAGACGATGATGAGGACCTCGACCTTGAAGAGCTGGCTGACGAGAGCTACGATCCTGAAGAAGATGCTATGCCCACCGTACATATCGTACAACGCAGAATAATTGAGGACCCAATACGTGTTGAAATTGAGGCCACTATTGGTGAGGAGTCAACGTTTATCAAGTTCTTCAGACTCAATAATCCTGAAAGATTCAAATTTTGTTTCATAGATACCCTTGATCCTGAGATGGTTTTGAATACACTAGAAACCAAGTTTAACGATGGTCTACTGGAGGAGGTGGAGGACTTCTTCGAGAAGTACGGCAGATCAATTTCTGATCCTGTCAAATTCCGCCTCAAGCTTGATGCTGTTGTTCGGGCCACCGCTGGCAATGGGGCGATGTTGTAGGAGAGCGTAATGGCGAAGTTCAAGATTGAGTCAGAGATAGTCGTAAAGATCTTATCTGATGGCAAGGTGAAGTTCAGCGAAGAGTTCCAGAAGATACTGCAAGGTGAGTTACGGCGTTGTGCGAACGACTGCACTAACGTCACATTCGTAGGTCAAAGAAGTAGCGACGATCATTGTGTAGCTTCAGTAGTATCCCAAAAGGAAACCACGTCAGGGCTTACTGACTACGTGAAGATACTTGAAAAGCGTATAAAGCTGCTAACCGAGCACGGACGTGATGCTGATATACTTGAGGCAGTACTGAGTAAGCATCCTGAGCTGCGCAAGCACCCGAGGGTTCATGAGTTGGTAGGTGCGTTCGACAACCTAGCGGCTAAGATACAGGAACTTGATACCGACAAGAAGTCAAAACCGGGCCAGACTGAGCCTGCTTTGCCTAAGCCAGGTCAAGGCGGAGGAAAGATGTCTAAGGCGGACTTGGTTAAACATCGTGAGGAGAAACTCAAGGGACACGCTCCAGATCAGCTGCAACGGACTGCAGCGACAGTTGGCAGCGACTTACAGGGCATAGTTACACCACCAGCGGCAGCTAAGAACGGACCAGCAGCAAACATATTCGTACCTGAAACAGGTAACCAGCATGGAAAAAAATCTGCAAGTTGAGGAGCTCAGTAACTCAATAGAGCTACTCAAAACTCACATTACCAGCTTGGAAGAGCAGGTCAAGATTGGTACGTCAAGTCTGCGATGGTATAAGAGCAGCCTACGTAGGCTAAAGGCACGAGCACGCTCAGCCGAGCAGTCTCATTACAGGTACAGCAAACCAATAATCAAGAACGGTGTTGAGTGGTACACATTCGACACTGCTGTAAAGTACGGTGTAATACCGGAGGGCGATGGCTGGCACCTGCTCGCAGGTCAATACGCTAACGTACCTGTAACTCGTGCTTTGTTTTTCTTTAAGATCAAGATGGATGACTACATGCGTAAGCTCATACGTATGTACGCACCAGGTTCAAAGGTTGCGAAGAGTGGTTCAGAGCTGGTGTGCTACGATATCAGGGGAGCGCTAATGGTAGCACAGCTCGTAACAGCGCCTAAAAGAATTTTGTTGAGATACGAAACAGTCGAGGGCACATACCCAGCACACACCAGGCTGTATAATCGTAAGACGACTAAAAACATAAAGGTTGCAAGAAAGATTGGTGAGCACATTGGTTGATGAGAAAGAGGAAGTAGTATTAAAAGGCAGCGATGTCTACAGCCTCAAGGGCATACTCAAGATGCGTAGTAACATCAAGGATATTGTACACAACAACAACGTGATGCGTAAATACGGAGAGCTGTCGATTGACGAAAGTGTGTGGGGACTTGAACAAGAGGACGTAGTAGATGCTGTAGCCCCGGCGTTCGCTTCTGTCTTAGACGTAGACATGTCAGTTGTAACACAATCCCTGAATGCACTTCTACGTGGCTATATGGTAACAGTAGCTAGCGTGGATAGGGCAGCTTGGATTATGGCAGGTAATTACAAGAAGCTACGATTGGGTGAACCAGTAGAGCCGTTCACAAATGTACTGCACAACGAGTGGGTGCCTGCGTACGTAATGGACTATGAGCGTTGTTGGCGCATGGGTCGTAAGGGCGGTGTGTACCATTTTAAGATATTTGGTGGTTCGCCAACGTCGCATGTAATACAGAAGTTTTTTGCTGGTGATAGCGGGGCCAAGTCACTTAGTTTTCTTCGGCACGTGTTTGCTCTACCAGTATGGCAGCACATAACGTACAGGACTATAGTAGGTATGCGAGCTTGGCTGTACCTAGATCCAACTGTAAGCCAGGAGCGTGGCAAGATATGGGTAAGCCACATACAGTGCAACAATGCTTTTAAGACTGAGAACAGGAAGATATTAAAGGACAGAACGAAGCCGTGTATAATGGAACCAGCGTCAACAAGGTGGGATTGCTGTGACTGTGGTTACGGTCTCACGAGTTGTTCACGAGCCACACATTCTAAAGATTATGTTGCTGCTGTCTGTAACGCCTGCGGTAAGACTGGATTCTTTGAAGAAGATGACGAGGGAAGGGTGTGCCTCTCCTGTCAAGAGTATAGACGTTTACAAGCTGGTAAAGAAAGGAACAGCCATGGAAGATAATGGACTAATGTTTGGCAGGAAAGATAGTAAAGATGATTGGTCTAACCCGGGCAGAGACTTCCTGCAGGTGATGCCATCGTGCATTGTTCGTGGAGCTGCTTACGCTACAGATCCTAACAGCAGCATTTACAACTGGCTCACACAGCAGGAGGGAATCAATAAGACCAACGTGGTTGAGAAGGTCCGCACTGGGCTCAGTGAGCTGCTCGCTGTGTTCAACGAGATGCGCACGGCCTCACTGGAAGAGGTACTTCCTGCTGGTCGGATCGAATGGCCTGTAATGCAGGCCATCCTGTTCGGTTCAGGTATCGTAGGGCTAAACACCTACAACGTTAAGTTCCGCCAAGCAAGACTAACGGACAAGGCCACGGGCAGCATTGAGGAGCCAGCACCGTTCATTGACGGCATACATGGTCTCAGGATTTTTGACGATCTCGTGAAGACAATGCACGGGAAAACAGATGCCTAAACCTACAGAAGAAGAGAGTTTAAGAAGAATCGTAACGCAGCTGTCGCTGACAGGCAAGTGGCAGGACTACTACCTACCGTGTGACTACCTGGTGCTCGACGTAGAAACGACAGGATTCTCTTCGGTAAAGAATAGGATCGTTTCCGTAGGGTTCTGTGCTGTTAAGGACTGCGCCATTGTAAATGACATACACAGTGGCCAGTCTGCCAACGTAGTAATAAAGTGGCCTGAGGAGGTATTCGATGGTTGCCAGTCGGCCATAGACATACATGGCATAGATTATAACAGGTCCCAGCGTGAAGGTGTTGAGCCTGTCGAGGCTATGATGATGCTCAACGATGCGATCAAGTGGGCACGTGCTGAGAACATGTTTATTGTAGGCCACAACCTGCTGAAGTTTGATATGCCGTTTCTAGGCATGGAGCTTAACCGAGCAGGGATAAAGAACAACATCGTAGCCGAGGAAGTAGTAGACACACATGCGCTGTGTAAGGCTATGCAGCTGGGTATGATCCCAGGCGCAAACGAGTCCTCTTTTGATTACTTCACACGTGTTACATCATTCAGAGCCAAGGGAGTATTCTCTAACCTTGAGAAGTATTGTATTGACAGGTTTGATCTACGCAGTAGGTATGGCGTAGACTCCACGGAGGCCCACGACTCAGGTTACGACTGTTGGTTGACGCACCTGGTAATGCAGGGGCTTAATGAAATGTTAGGGCTTCAATCTAGTAGCTTAGCTGCAGTAGAAGCCCCTTGGTAGGAGGTAATTATGAGTATACGCATGGTCGCACTTGACCCAGCTACACACACTGGCTACTCGTGGCTTGACATACCAGTACCAGTGCCGCCCGGGTTGAAGCCAATACGCTGTCAGTCAGGGGTATGGGACTTGTCAGTCAAGCGGCACGAGGGTGGTGGTATGCGTTTTCTGCGTGCTAAGAAGCACATCATGGAGATGGCGCCTCAGTTCATTCTGTACGAGGAGGTGCGTAGGCACCGGGGCACAAGCGCAGCTCATGTCTACGGTGGTCTTATAGCCATGATACAGGCCTATGGTGAGGAGCATGGAGTTACGTACGTAGGCATACCTGTAGGCACAATCAAGAAGCGTGCGTGTGGTAAGGGCAACTGCAAGAAGGAAGTGATGGTGCAGACAGCCAACGCAGCGTTCGTTGGACCTGACGATGAGGCCATCGAGGACGATGATACAGCGGATGCCATGTGGCTTCTGCAAGTTGGTTTGGATGAGTACGGTGACGTGCTGGCAGAAGGAGCACCTAATGAGTGATGAACTTGTTGATAAGGCGGAGTCCATGCTGGACAACCACGAGACTGAGGTCGCCGACAATGAAGCACCGAACCCAGAGAATGCACTGTCAGATGAGGCTGTCGTTGAGGAGCTGAAGCGGGTCATGGATCTGCCAGGCATGTCGTACCTCTGTGGTATGGTCGTTATTAACTGGCGCATATACGCTATCATCCGCCAGGAGATGGAGTCAGCCGCCAAAGGCAAGATGAGTCCGGAAGTGTTTTCAGCACTACTGCAAGGACTCAACGGAACAGCGATGCAGCCGTTCTCTGTTGTTGACTTGAAGAAGGACGTAAAGAAGAAACTGTTACCGTGGGTACGTGATATCTCAGACGAAAGAGTCAATAAGAATAGGAGAAGAAAGCATGGCGATGCAGAATCTACCACCGAAGATGACACCTGAGCTGTTTGCTCAGCTGTTAAGCAATGTCAAGCCCGTAGACATACATGGGTTCATACCACAGAAGGCTGGTATGAGTAAAGACCACAAGGACGACGAACCGGTGCATGAGCCGGCAGAGGTACTGGAGAACGATCTTAATGATGTGCCGCTGCGATGGTTCTCGTTGGCACCTCTTTACTGTGCTCTTGGACCGAAGTTCAACCTACTCAAGGACTTCTCTCACACTGCCGAGGGCGGTGAAGCATTGATGTCGTCGTTCAAAGTACCGTACCCGCTCATGCCTGCGTTAACCATAGGTACTAACGTAGTCGAGGGCATCGACCACGAGCACTGGGAATACCTGCGCACGTTCCTGGCTGTGTCAGGGTTCACCAAGGGCGGTAAATGGTGGTTACTCACCGAGAACGTATTCGATATCAAGCAAGAAGAGTACGGTACCACTTTTCCGTTCACTGTGTTCACACCGGTGAGCTCCAGCGTTGGTGTCTACTCGTACCAGGACATGTCTGATGGCTCGATCAAGTTTTATCAGGGTGCAGGTAATCCGCTGGTAGACAAGTACGCTGCCGTCTACAACACCTCTGTGAAAGGAGCAGCTGTATGAAGATTAACATGATGAAGCCTTCTCTTACGGAAGCACAGCTTGTGAAGGGGTCTGACACGAACATTGTGGTAAGCATAGCACCCCGCAGGTGGTCTGCTAAACAGCAGGCGCTTACTGTGATCCCAATGGAGGTACTCAACAATGCCGGTGAGGTACTTGACGCAGGCGTGCTTACTGTGCACCAGAAGACAGGTAGGCTGGCGCTTACCCGGGTAAGCGGTATAGAGCTGGACTGCGAGGCTGACCTGCCAGCTGAGAAAGAGAAGGAGAAGGAGAAGAAGGATAGGAAAGGAAGCTCGTTATGAACGACCTTGTAAGGTTTACTAAGACGTTTACTGAGACGCAGCGTAATGACCTTGTCGGGGGAGAGTGGAAGGCAACTCGTGTATCTGAAGTTTCTATTGATGACATGATAAACGGGTGGGTGCACTCAACAAAGAACGTCATCATCGATGTATTTTCTTCAGTAGAGCACTCCAGTCACTCTCAAGATAACTACATGACGAAGGTCAGGTATATCGTCACGTACATGGAGCAAGAAGCTTTTAAAGAGATGAACGCACCACGCACCGTAGCGATGACGCAGGAGCACACAATTGAAGGTGAGCCTACGTTTAAGGGGGGCCCTACATCTAAGCAAATTGCCGCCGTGACTAAGCAGATTGCGCAGAATAAAGCTGAGCGTGAAGCAGTCGGGCCCATACCTGTACGTAAAGACCTTGCTAGCACAGATGACGTGTATAGGGTAGTGTCTACACCCGCTGGCAGGGCTGTCGCAATTGACGGAAATGGTGTAGAGCATGCTTACGCAGAAGCTGAGCCACCCGCTGCACCCCTAGAGGGGTACGTAGCCCCTGGCTACGTAACTGTAGAAGAGTTAGATGAACCAGAGGAGGCACAACCATGGCAGGACGAAGGAGCACGCCCGGAGACAGCAAGAATGGAAGCGGAAGCACTGGCAAACGAGTTGCAGACAGCACTGGTGGAGGGGGGACTACCGACGGAGAGGAAGGGCGGGAAGATCAGGGAGTCCAACAGGGTAGTGAAGAAACCGACGCCGCCGATACTGGTGAACAACCAGGAACAAGCGGTATCACCCCAATCACAGCAGACGCCCCCGGAGTTCCTGAAGGGGATACCAACCCGACGGAAAAGGAGATCTACTACCTGATTCACGAGGATCTTGATAGCGGTAACTACTTCAAGGTCGTAGAGCGTGCCATGATAAGCAGCATTGCTCGTGACATAGAAAAGTTATCTGATGCTGTTGCCAGCTGCGCCATTTTAATTAAAGGTGTACGCATGGACTTTCGTATAGACCAGACCAGAACTTTCAAGTGTGTGGAAGGGGAAGTCATACTCTAAAAGCAGCGTAGTTTTGCGTTATAATAAGGTGTAGTGCTATTTACTAGCACTATACCTTTTTATTTAACAGTTTTTTAACAGGAGACACAGCATGAACAGGCAGAAGAGAAATGAGTTTGAGGTAAGGGAAGAGCATGCCACGTTAGTGAGTATGCCACACAACAGAATAGGCGCTAGAGTATCACACCATGTTCAGCGGTATATAAACGCAGAGTTGTGGGATAAGTGTTGCTTGTGGAGATTTCACAAAGAAGCACTGCAAGGGATGGCAGAATGTCCTGAGGAGGTATCGGACGATGTAGCTAAGCTGAGTGCAGCTATTCCTGAAATTCTCGACGACCTCGCCATCAGTATGGCAGAAGAGATAGCCGACGGTTCTTTTCAGGAACCGAAGGAGAAGTACTCGGTGGTGCAGAACGAAGCTACTGACGTGAAGCACATGCGTTACATCGTGTCATTCTACGTGCTTCGCTATTCGGTGAAGTACGCAGCATTTGTGCCAGTGCGATCTAAGCGGCATCGTAAGTACGGTTATCTCGCCTACTGGCGAGAGGGGGAGCTTGAGCGTGTAGATTTACGGAGAGTTAAGCGTGAAGAGAGCGCTGAGACCTACGAAGCAATAACCGTGGCGCAGACAGCCCTGCGTGAGGCTGCTGCCTTTAGATCTGTCAACGACCTGGCTGGTCACACCTCCTTAGGATCAGAGTTGTACCGTACCATTGGAGGGGTATCTGTGCTGGAGCCACAGCACGTTATCACGGCTGCTTCACGGCACTATGCAGAGGAGCTTGAAGTTGGAGATCCAAGAATTTCTGAATATGTAAGTAAACATCTGGTAAACAAACCAGTACCCAAGGCCTGGTTACAAGAGGAGCATGGTGAGAAGCAGAGTGGTTTTCACCTGGATACAGAAGTGTTGCCGGCGGTTATACTGCCTAAGCACGTTAAGCAGCGGCTATGGCTGAGTAACATGCCTGAGCCGATGATGGACGTGGATAAGGGTTTAAACACCCCTGATGCCTGGCAGTGCTAAAATGGATAAGGGGGCCTTCTGGCCCCCTTATCATTCCTTTTAGCTGCTAATGGGTTGACCTTGGGTACCAATCCGAGTATAGTTTACGTTGTTATTACGATAAACTTTGGTGGAGGACATGGTATGGATACAATTGATGTTGGAGGTGCTGGAGCCAACGGTCGGCCTGATATGCCACAGATGATAACAGTGGACGAGTCAGGAGGTGCCGTAGACGACGGCAAGTATAAGCAGGCACCTGTAGAGCAGAAGAAGGTAGAACCAAGTATCAAGGTGCGGAGGGCTGTTGAAAGCACGCCAATGGGTGGTGCATCAGCTGCGTACCCTGACAAGCACCCTGCGAACAGAGAGGACATTGAACAAACGTCAGATGGTGGGCTGAAGATCACTAAGGACACGGACACACGAAGGTTCGATCTGCACAAGCCACTTGGCGACATTCGGGAGGGTTACGTCACAGGAGCACGTGATGACCCACGTAACAGCGGAGGTACACCAGCGGCCACAGTAGAGTCATCTCTTAAAGATTTGCAGGCTGAGATGGCGAACGCTGGTGTCACTGCGGAGCATAATGACGATGTTAAGCTGACAGCTCACAATGACGCAGGTGCCCCACTGATAGAAGTGCTGTTCCATCTGGATATTGGCATAATAGCGTCGTACCACACGCAGGTTGTTGAACAGGGGAAGTGGCTTGTTTTCATCGATGATACTAGACAGCCGGCTAAGCAGAAGTTTATACCGAATCCAACTGCTGATGCTGACTTTGTTGACATCACTATAACAGGAAGTGATAAATACCAGCAGAAGAGGCGCATACGCCCATTGGGTATAAACTTTACTGTGCAAAACTACGACTTCTTTGTAACTATGCTGGTATCTATGCCGGAGGAATAACATGGAAAAGTGTAACGCTGTACAAGAGGGGCGCACGCCGTGTCGAAAATGTCAAGGTGGGCACTCCGAGTACGTGTGCGAGTCCTGCGCCAGCAAGCCTGAGAAAGAAGCACAGGACAGCAAAAAGTTAGATCCAGAAAAAATGGCGGAGGAACATGCATGAATGCCGACGTAGACGGACTCTTCTCTTACCAGTCAGGCGGTTCAAAAAGCAACAGACACGCACTCTTACCAGACCCGTTCTGTGACTTCGCATCCACAGCGATGCCTAAGTCAAAGTCAGACGTGCTACGCTTATGCGAGCACGTTTGGCTTATGAGTGGCCAGTTTAAGACGGCCATGCAGCGGATTGTCAGGTACTTCTTGACGAAGGTAGAGTTTGTTGGTGACATCTCTGACGCAGAGCGTGAGAAGTACCACGAGTTCCTTGATCAAGCTTTAAAGATCATGGACAAAGCTGCAAACGTAGGAGACGATCTGCTTTGCTACGGTAATTCATTTTCTTCATTGTATATGCCGTTCAATCGCATACTCATCTGCAACGAGTGCAACTTCACAGTGTCAATAGCCAAGGTGCCCAAGTTCAAGCTGGACATTAAGAAGAAAAAGTTCACGGCATACTGCGTGCGCTGCGGCAAAGAAACAAAACACGAGCATAAAGACTTGAGGTCTATGGATGAAGAACGCATACATCTTATCCGCTGGAATCCTCATGAGATTGAGCTGACACATAACTTCGTGTCTGGTGAGACAGAGTACGTCTGGCGCATCAACGAGCACTTTAAGAAGATGATGCGTAAAGGAGACGAGTTCTGGATTCGCAACACTCCGTGGGAGTTGATCGAGGCTACCATCGATGGAGACATGTTTAAGTTTAATAAAGGAGCGCTGCACCACATGATGGAACCTACCATCGCTGGTGTGCAGAACCGTGGCTGGGGCATCCCCCGGCTGTTCGGCGCATTCAAGGACGTGTACTACGTTCAGATGCTAAAGCGCTATAACGAGGCGCTGGCACTTGACTACATAGTTCCGTTCCGTGTTATTACTCCGGAGAAGGCTGGCGTAGCCGATCCGATGATGCACCATGACATGAATCAATGGACTACGAACCTCAATGGTTTGCTTGAGGAGCACCGCAGGAACCCAACTGGATACCACACGGTGCCCTTCCCAGTGTCGTACCAAGCACTATCAGGTGAAGGAGTACAGCTTTCTCCATTCCAGCTTATAAAGCAGGGCAACGCTGACCTCATGGACGCCATTGGTGTTCCTGTTGAGCTATTCCAGGGTACTATGTCCCTGCAGGCGGCCCCGACGGCACTACGGTTGTTCCAGGCCACATGGCCTCAGTTCACGTCGTCTATGAATGACTGGCTCACATGGGTTGTTCAGACCTGTGGTAATTTCTTTGGTTGGGAAGAGGTAAGTGCCCAGCTGCAGCCGGTAACATACGCTGACGATCTTGAGCGCAAGGGCATGCTCATACAGATGCAGGCCGCTAACCAGGTCTCTAAGCAGACAGCCTTCTCGTTCCTCGGTGTTGATCCTAAGGATGAAGCTCGTAAGATTATGGACGAGCAGAAGGACCAACTGGACCAGCAGCGTGACTTCGAGGAAGACCAGATGAAGTCTGATGAACTACGGCAGATGTCTGAACAGGCGGGCCAGCAACAGGCACCACCTCAGATGGGTGGCGCTATGCCGCCTCCAGCCGCCGGAGGAGCACCAGCTCCGCAGCCAGTAGCTGGCGTGGGTGCGCCTATGGCAGGACAACCTGGTGGAGGTGCGATTACTCCTGAGGAGCTCATGAACCAGGCTCAGGACATGGCGCAGCAGCTAATGGGCATGGACGAGACTACACGTAAGTCGCAGTTGATCCAGCTCAAGCGTAGCAACCCCATGCTGCACGCACAGGTACGTCAGGTAATGCAGAATATGTCCCAGCAGGCATCTACGCAGGGAGTAGCTCAGATGCGGCAGCAGGCTGCACAACAGCCTACGTAAAAAGGAGAGTGCAATGAAGTTGAACAGAGGACAAGTGAGCTCCGTGCTAGGGATGCTGAATAAAAACAGTGAGGAGGCAGGATATACTCAAGTAGAGGCTGCTGACCCTGCAGTCGAACCTGTAGATACAAAGAACGAACCGACGAAGTTTGCATCTGAGAAGATTGCAGATCTTCTTAACCAGCAGTATACGAAAGAGATGTTTTCTTCTGAAAAGTATAAGGGCATGGCCGTTTACATGGACGACATTGGTCTTAAAGGGTTCGGTAAGTATTTCAACGTGCAGGCAACTGATGAGGCTAAGCATGCGATGATGTTCCGTGACTTCATCGTAGAGAGCCTTAACTTAAAGATGAAGATGGCTTCTATTGAAGCAGTAACAACCGATTACGAAAACCCCACTGCTGTGTTTGAAGAGCAGCTTGCACACGAGAAGGAGGTCTCTGCATCCATCAAAGCTATTGGTGATGCATGTTTTGAAGAAAACAACCTCTTTGTAATTCCGTTTATACAGAGCATGTTGGTTGAGCAGCTAGAAGAAGAGGAACGTTGCTACACTGATCTTCTTCGTGTATGTATGGCTGGCGATGGTGCTGGTCTCATACTTATGGATCAAGAGCTTGGTGGAGAATAACTGTGGCGTATATTCCTGGAGGACGAGATATGAAGCTGGTGATGGGTATCTTATGTTATGCGAGGCCCCTACATACAGCTTTGACGTTAGCGTATGCGTACGCTAATAAGGCAGTGGATACAGACTTGCACTTTTTTTACGGCATACCTGAGAGTGGTGAACATAAAAGTCCTTCCTTGCGAAACATGTTAAATGCGTTAGCTGAGCAAGGACACGGCGAGATGCACTATCTACCTGAAGATGGAGCACGCAACACTGGTGGTAACGTTGACAACCTAATGGAAACACTCAACGCCCTAGAGGGCTACGACTGTTACTTCAAGATAGACGACGACGTAATCATAGGTCCACGCACAGACGAGGAGATGGCAGACCTGCTGCTACGTCCAGAGATGGAGGCGCATAAGGTTTACATTCTGACTGCGCAGGCCGTGCGTGAACATATGCAGGGGCCTAAAGCTTTTGGTTGGGATTTCAAACTAGGTAATAGGATGCTGGTGTGTAGACGGCGTGGGCAGTCTCCAATGGAAACATACGCAGCTGTGTCATATAAAATGCTTCCGCATTTAGAAAATGCTGGTTTAAGACCCAAGTGTGAGAACGACGCTGGTACGTTTAGTGGGTTCGCTATAAAGCTGTGGAACACAGGCGCAAAGGCGGCACTTGTACTGTACCCGCATGTCATCATGCAGCACATAGGATTGACCTGCACCACAGGTTTAAAGGCCATAGGAGTCGGGAGGTCTTGGGCACCAGCTAAGTCCTGGTCTCCAGCAGGAAGGGTTATACAGGTGCCATACTTTGACTTTAATGCATGGGAGCGTAGCCATGCAAACGGTACACAGAAGGAAGCAGCTCAGAAGATGATCGATACTCTTATGACCTGCACTAAACACCCTGCTGTTAAGTTAATCAGGGATGAACTTGATAAGTATACTCCTGGGGTAGGCGACGTTGATCTACCAACGGGGCGTGCAGATCCAGGGCCACCTAGAAACAGAGTAACAAGAAGGAACAGGCGTAAACGTGTAACTGTTGGCAGGGGACGGGTATGATTGAGGTATCTTTGATCACCACCTGCAAAGGACGATTTAGTCATCTTATAGACACGTTGGACTTCATGGTAGCGCAGCAGGGTGAAAAGCACGAGGTCGTAGTTGTAGACTACGGTGATCCCGATGGTGCGTGGGACTACGTAACAACTAAGCTGCTGGCTAAGAATGTGGCTGCGGTAAAAGTCATGGAGGACGTAGATACGTTCAACCTTGATAGAGCACGTAACTTCGGAGCGAAGTGGGCGCAAGGAGATATACTGGCGTTTGTAGACTCAGATGTGTTTATCTACGCTGAGTGGCTCACAGAGGTTGTTAGCGCAATACGAAGTGGCTACGACCTTGTTACTCGTGACGGCAACAAGGAGGGTATCACAGGAACGTTCGCTGTTACCCGTAAAGCATTTGATAAGGTAAACGGTTTTGATGAATCACTGCATGGCTGGGGTCACGACGAAATAGACTTTTTCAGACGATGTACTAAGGTAGGCTCACGTTGCACGTACAGTGCTAAGAAGGTACATGCAATAACACATACTGATGAGCTCAGAACTGCGTATTACGAGGAGAAGGACAAGAAAAGGTCGCAATTCCTGAATATAGCCACGTCACGTGACGTCAACCGTAAAGTTAACCCTAACGGATACGCAGTTGGTGAAGCGGTATATTACAGGTACCCTGATACTCGCACGTAGCGTAGAGCCAGGACTATTGGTGAATGATAAATCATCACCGAACGCTATTACTTAACAACCCTGCAGCTGAGGTACCTACACCGCCTGCACCCTGGGATCGGTATGTACCTACAGAGTTCTCTGGTGTCGTTCTTCCGCAATGGCTTGAGGACGTAAGAGAGGTACTTTTAGGCTACAACCTGTCAGACGAGCACTGGGACACATCGTACAGAACTGAAGAGTTACTGGCGATCATCTTCTCCAGCAGGTTCCTTGAGTTTTCCCGATATCCTGATAACCGAATCACTCAACCAGCTACACCGATATACAGTTTTCGGTACGGTACAGCTATTACTCCGCTTACAGTTGCTGCTGAAGCAATAGGAACGAAGATACTAACCACCAGCTACTCCAAGGTAGTCAACATACTGCGTAGATGGTCAGTTGAAGTCGTTACGCCAGGAGAGGTGGTAGTACACTCTTGGACTGATAGCACGGATGCAGTGGTGCATACGCTTATACCGACAGCAACAGGGTACAAGGCGATACCACTGGCAGGTGATCTTGCACTCAATATCAATGATACCGTAGCAACTGGTGAAGCGTGGGAGGTTGTGTCCTACACACGGCAGCCACCTCTCATGGCTAGTTACCCATACATCTTTAAGAAGATCACACGGGTACACCTGAATAAGCTGTTCTCATTTGCACCGTTGCAGGACCGACTTGACGTATACGCTGATCTGTTTAACAACAGCAAGTTTAACGACGACCAGATAGCCGGCATCGTGTTGGCCTATCTACTGCGTGCAGACTATGAATGGCGCAGGGAGGACAAGCTGGTACCACCGGCAAAGGTGTTGCCTACTCCAACACCGTATTGTGCACCACGGGTACCCATACCATACAACCCGGTACCGGTGCCGAGCCTTTCGTCTATTATACCAGGCTCAAGTTCATCCTCACCTTACAGCTCGTCATCTTCATCGTCGTCAAGCGATTACTCATCCAGCTCATCATCTTCCAGCTCTATGAGTATCTCCTCGTCATCGTTACCAGGGCCGTGGTGTGTTCAGCGTATGTACACAGTATTCGACTGCGCCACTGAAGAGTTTACATGGACTATACGTGACTACGAGAAGTACTGCAGTCCGTTGGACACGTTTAACGAGTGGTCATTTATTGGGCACCTTGAGGGACAGTGCTACTACCAGATGCTATACACTGAGTACTTGGACTGTGACGCTACAGCTGACTGTACGTCGTGGTCTGTTACCTCGTCGTCTATTTCACTACCTTCCATGTCTAACGGAGTTCCAATCGGTGGTTGTGAGAACTTCTGCAGTTCGCAGTCTTCGTCAAGCTCATCGAGCTCGTCAAGCCCCTACAGCTCATCCAGCTCGTCGTCACCGTATAGCTCGTCGAGTTCATCTCCATCAGATATACCGTGTCCATTGTATGACGGTTGCTTTGATGTAACTGTGTCTAACTTCACTAACAGGAGTTCGTGTTCAGCAGCAGTCTACAATGACACGTTCATGCTGGAGCGCAATTACAACTATGATTGCAGATGGGACTTGGGCATAGCATTACCAAACGTGTATCTGGAAACAACCCCAACAGGTTGGATGCTCACAGGTGACTACGAGGACTGCGGTGGCTACACGCTACACCACGCAGGACAGACACCAGGCGGCGTGTACGTAGGCGAAGGTCTGGGCTGCTGCTCAAGTATGGTCGGCACCGCCTACGTAGCTACTGTACCATTTTGTAGTTCATCATCATCTAGTAGCAGCTCTAGTATCTCGTTATCAAGCAGTTCGTCGTCAAGTTCGCAGGGTATCAACGCATTATATGTCAAGTGCTCAGGCAGCTCATCATCATCGAGCAGTAGTTTAAGTAGCTCGTCATCATCGGTCAGCAGTTCTAGCAGCTCATCATCAAGCGTCTTATCATCAAGC